TACGAGATCTAGTACGGTCTCGTGGGCTCGGAGATGTGTATAAGAGACAGCCCTTTATATTTGTTCGCATTAAGTCAAATTGTTAAATTTGCAACAGCATTTATGTTTTTATAAAAGGATGTTCTAAATTTGATATAAAGATTCAGTAAAATATGGACCAGCACAATTTATATTTGGATTTTGATGCTTTTATCCGTTCGTTTGTCCAGAACCGAGATACATCTTTTGCATTTCTATTAGGTGCTGGAGCATCTATTACTTCAGGAATGCCTTCTGCTAACGATTGTATATGGGATTGGAAAAAACTTATTTATTGTTCTTCCCAGTCTTCAATACCTTCATTTATCGATCCTAAATCAGATACATGTAAAAACTTCATTCAGAAATGGCTTGATAATCAAGGTAAATATCCACCTGTTGGGGATGCACATGAATATTCCTTTTATGCGGAAGAAGCATTGCCCATTGAGGGGGATAGAGTGAAATATTTTGAGCATTTAGCTCAAGGAAAGCAACCCTATATTGGGTATAAACTTTTATGTCTTTTGAACAAATACGGCATTGTCAAATCTGTATGGTCAACTAATTTCGATGGCTTGGTTGAACGTGCGGCTCAACAAGCCAACATTACGCCTATCTGTATAAACCTGGATTGTACTGATCGAATATATCGGACTGAAAGTAACAATGAATTACTATATATAGCCTTACATGGGGACTATAAATACACATCGTTAAAAAATACTTCCAAAGAATTGGATAATCAACATCCGACTTTTGTGGCAGCATTGAAACGATATTTTAACGATAAGAATCTCATAGTAATCGGTTATAGCGGTCGTGATAAATCGCTAATGTCGGCATTAACGGAAGCATTTTCAGAAAGAGGTTCTGGACGCATATATTGGTGTGGTTATGGTTCTGATATACCACCAGAAGTGGAAACCCTATTAAAAACTGCAAAAAATGCAAAGCGGGAAGCGTTTTATATTGATACTGACGGTTTTGATAAAACGATGCTTTCGCTGGTTATGAATAGTTTCCATTCAGACGTAGAAAAACAAAAAGAAATTATGTCTATATTGGAGAGCGTCCCTGAAGACGACAATACATCTCCATTTTCTATTCATATCACGAAGACGGACAAATACTTGAAAAGTAATTTGTATCCCATAATCTTTCCTAAGGAATTATTTCAATTTGAAATTGAATATAAAGAAGATGAAAGACCTTGGGCTCTTTTAAGGGAGCTAACTAAAGACCAAAGTATTATAGCTGTTCCATACAAGCAAAAGGTATATGCTTTATCCACAGGTTCTGTCATTAATAATGTATTCGGTTCCCGACTCAAAAGTGATATTGAACGGATTCCTGTTTCAATAGATGATATAGAGCAAAAAAGCAGTTATAGGGAACTGTTTTTAAGAGCAATACTACAAAGTATAGCGACAATTCGGGGCCTCAATGTTGATGTTAGGCATAATACACTTTGGCGACCTGATATTTTCAAGAATGATAATGGCATATTGATCCATGAAGCAATAGAATGCTCACTTATTTTTGTGCCACAACAAAAATACGCCCTGCTTTCCTTGCGGCCAACAATATATATAGAAAACCCACGCACGGTTTCAAAAGAGAAAAAGCAGGAGTATGCGCGGATATATCTGGATAAAATGTGGAACCAGGCATATAGCAATAAACTGATTCAATGGGAAAATATCGTATTTGGCAATGCACGTCTTATTTTTGAGTTCCCTCAAAATTCTGGCAGTGGATTTAAGTTCCAAATAAGCAACAATAGCGGATTTTCCGAAATACAATATCAGGACAACAACGAACGAGGATATTTTTCAAGATCGTATGATAATAGAAGAACGATTTATCGGGGACTTCAACTCAAAGAACCTGAATTAGAATTCGTAAATACATTTGCAGACAGACCTTTTTTAGATTCAAATCCTATGAGAGGATTATCTAATCATAAGCCTTATGATTCTTGGCAAAAAGATGTTTTGCCTCAAAATGTAAGACTGGGTGTGATCTGCCCTCATGCTCACACGGATAGATTCAACTCTTTTTTACAACGCTTAAACACAACCGTAAAGGCAAACGATAATTCGGATTACATTCAGCCATATACAGGATTTCACAGTATATATAAAACATTACTGGAGATTCCTGACCGCAATACAGATAAGTGGATAAAAACAGAAGATACGCCGAGAGATACGATAAGCCTTGCACAATCAATATGTCACCAAGCCGGTAGTTTAGCAGATAAATATCCGGGAATTGTGGTTGTAATTTACATACCTACATCTTGGAGTATTCACAAACAATTCAAGCATAACGGCGAATCGTTTGATTTACACAATTATATAAAGGCTTATGCAGCTCAGCACAGTTTTACAACTCAAATTATAGAAGAAAAGACTCTGAGTGATCCAATGGTGTGCGAAATCTGTTGGTGGTTGTCGTTAGCTTTATTTGTTAAGGCAATGCGTATCCCTTGGGCATTGGCCAGTCTTGATTCAGATACGGCGTATGCAGGCATTGGTTATAGCGTCAAAACGAATAGTAAAGGAAAAGTGGACATCGTTTTGGGTTGTAGCCACATATACAACGCTAAAGGTCAAGGGTTAAGATACAAATTATCAAAAGTTGAGCAGCCTCAATTTGATGGGAAAAAGAATCCTTACTTAACTTATGAGGAAGCATTCAAATTTGGAATTACCATACGAGAATTGTTCGTTAAATCTATGGATAAATTACCTCGCAGGGTTGTCATTCACAAACGAACACCATTTAGAAATGAAGAAATTGAAGGCATTACTCATGCGCTAAGTCAAGCGGGAATTAAAGACATCGACTTGATAACCATCAATTATGAATACAATGCTAAATTTATAGCACAAAGAGTTTATAACAACAATATTTCTGACGATTCATATCCGGTATCGCGTGGAACTTGCATAAAACTGTCATCAAGAAATGCTTTACTATGGACACATGGTGTTGTTCCATCAATTCGGGGTGGACGGCGCTACTATCCCGGTGGCAGGTGTATTCCGGCTCCTCTAAAAATAACTAAGTATTATGGTAAAGGAGATCTATCTACTATTGCCTCTGAAATTATTGGATTTACGAAGATGAACTGGAACTCATTCAATTTATATACGAAATTGCCAGCAACAATTGACACTTCTAATACATTGGCACAAGTAGGTAATTTACTGCATCAATATAATGGAGCAACATACGATTATCGATATTTTATTTAGTTCTATAAAACATTAGTCTGGCATTGCCAGACTAATGTTAATACGGAAATTTGTGCTGCAAATTCATACTATTTCCCGTCATAAATTTTCTCCACCACCATCCACATGTCGTCTGGCAGCCTCTCGTCCGAGATTTTCTCGCACGCCTGTTTCAGGTAGGTAAGTTCATCCCCCGTAAAGTCGATGGCCAGCGGCGTGTCTTTCTCGATGTCCCACTCGATGCGACCGTTCTCCTCATTCTCGTGCAGACCGACCGCTTCGCGCTCCTCGGCGGAGATTTCGATTTTGCGGAGAATCTCTTTTTTGGTGTTGAACTCCTTGAATGTGCCGTCTTTGGGCAGGATAACCGGAATGTAGAGCCGGTCCTTGATGTTTAATTCCATATTCTGATAATTAGGTTTCCGTACTATTCGTTGTCTGCGTGTTCATCCGTTACAGCTGACTGAATCTGAGCCATAAAGTTCTCGAAGTCAGCCATCATGCCGGCAATGGACACTTCTTTGGGCAGAGAACAGAAGATTTGTCCGTTTTCGTAGGTGATGGTGCCGATAAAGACCGGAGGCGTGTCGCTGTCGGGACGGCTTTCCGGGGTGTAAACAGTCGCCACCACCCGCTCCAATGCGTTGTCGGTAATGGTAAAGTCCAGATTGTAGAATGCGCGGTTCGTGCGTTCCTGCGCCGTCTTTGTCGTCGTGATACGGATGATGTTCATATAGCAGGTTTTATGAAAGAATAGCATATTAAGGAACGGAACAGGTGACAATACTCCAAAAAAGATTACAAATCCCAGTCCGCCGTACTGATTACCTGAAAATTGAACGAGCCGTCATTCCGGGAAGCGTCGTCTTGCGTGTAAATGTCGAAATAGTAGGAATAGATCGCTTTTACCGTCGGGTAAATCGGGGTGTTTTCCGCCGTGGAATAGATTCCGGTAGCCATGACGAGGTAACGGCTTGACAATCCCCACGAAGAGGGAAGATAGACGCGGTACATGCCTTTCCCCAATCGGCTGACGGATACAGATTTTGAACCGTCGAAACAGAAATAGCGGATAGATGCGCTGGATGTTGTTCCGGTAACAATGCCTGTAACAAGAATTTGCTGAAACTTTCCGTACCGGCTGGTTGTCATCAGGTCCCGGCGGTTGAGTATAATCCATCCGAAAAAGGTCTTGTCGTCACCATAACCGATCATCTCGATGACCTCTCGGGAGAATTTGAGCGTCGTTTTCGAGATACCGTCTTCGTAGAAATATTTCCCGCTCGGAGCCGTGATGCTCATCACTCCCGTGGAGACGGTCGAACCCCATTTGTAATTAACCAGACAAATCCGGCGGCCGGAGTTTTCCAGTGTCCATTGCAGGTTGATGTTTTCGTTCCAGCCTCCGGATTGCGTACACACCACATTGTCGTAATGCACAGGGTCGGTCTGTACATCACTGGTCGTGCCGCCGCCTACGACAATCCAGATGGAAGGGTCGTTCTGGACGAAGGCACTGCGGATGGTTCCCTGTATGGTCACGTCCTTAAATTTACCTCCTTGGGCGATGATGTTGCCGGCGGCATCCCACTTGAATTTGCCGTTGGCCACCTGTCCCGAGCCATCCGTGTTGAAAAGGCTGCGTCCGGAGCCGAACGAGGCGGAACCGTCGTTGTTGAGTTCCCACCGCGTACCGTTGGTGATGGAGCCGTCAGCGCCCAACGAGACGTTGTTTTTCCAGATGCGGCTGTTGTCGAAAGCCCAGCCGGCAATGCGGTTATAAATCTCCTTGGCTCCCGATTTCGTGTAGTTGGCCGACAGACAGAAGTATTCCACGTTGTCCCAGGTCATCATCTGGATGCCGAGAAAGCCCGTCTTGACCGTACTGCCCGAAGCGGCGATCTGTCCGAAGACCACATGCCCGGCATTGCTGCTCTGACGCCATGTCATTACGATGCCCAAGGGTTTATAGGCACCGCTGTACCAATAGCCCGAGCCACTGGCCGCCGAGCGAATCTGAATCGGCATAGCTCCGACGGTTCCGACACTGCCGGCCGTGATGTTGTCCGCCCCGATAGTCCACCCGCCGATCTTGCCCCGCACGAAAGTACAGGTCAGGCCGTTGATGTAGTCCGTATTGATGATATTGGCCTTGATGCTGGCCGCGTCGAGTTTGGAAGAGTTGATACTCCCCGCAGCAATACGGTCGGCACTGAGCATCCCCGTCCGGATACTGCCTGCGTCGATGGCGACGGCATTGACCTGCGTCGCAGTCAGTGTACCGGTATAGATACCGTTGGCATCGATGGTTGTGGTGTACCGTTCCGATGAAGTGACATCGAACACGGTCGCGTATGCCACCTGCCATGTAACCGGTGCTTCGGCTGTAGCGGCCGCACCACCTGTCAGATAAAAAAAGTTGGTCGAGGAAAAGGATGCAGTGCCGCAGACTACTTTATAGATATACTCGCACCAGTCTCCCGTACCGGCTGTCGGAGTCAGCCATTTGCTGGAGCCGCCCGTACCGATGTTATTTGTCGCCCAGGCAATTTTTCGCCCGGTCGGAATTTTGGCTATGATACGGACAATGAATATCTTTTTATATCCGGTTTGGGTATAGAACGTGAAGCCTCCGAATCCGGGAGAGGCACTTCCGGTAGTTTTAATCTCCAATACATAACCGCTGTCATTGGGAGCCGATGCGCCGGTTCGGGTTATGGTCACCGTACCGTTACCTGCATTGTTATAGACATTGGCGCTATTATTGCCGTTACGGAAAGTCGGATCACGGTAGAGCATTTTACCGAATGCCATCGCCCGTGCCAGTTCTTTGGCAGCATCGGACTTGCTGGTGGCATCTGCTGCCGCTGCATTGACGGCTTCCGTTTTCTTGGTATCAGCATACGTTTTGGCGGACGCCAATGCCGAATTGGCCGCATTGGTCCAGTTCAACGACACCGCTGCCGAAAAGGTTACCGCACCGGCCGCATTCCATGAGATATTCCCCGACGCGATGCTGCCGGAACCGTCGTTGTTGAGTTTCCACTTGCTGCCGTTCGTGATGGAGCCGTCCGCACCCAATGCGATGCTGTTTTTGTAGATACGGTTCGCATCGATGTTCCACCCGGCAATCTGGTTGGCCGAGCCGAAACGGGCAAGACAAGTGCCGGCGGCATCCGTGGCATAGAAACCGAAATCCGTATCGGAATTGTAGTAAAGCTGCACCCGCTTGCCGCTTGTCGCTCCAGAGCTTGCCCCGTACACGACCACCCGTTTGTTGCCGCTGTCCAACAGGATGTGGCTGTTGGATAACGTAGTGGCTCCGATGGTCCAGCCGCCGATGGTGCCCCGAACGAAAGCACACGTCAGACCGTTGATGTAGGCCGCATTGATGATGTTTGAGCGGATCTCCGCAGCATTCAGACGGGCGGTAGCGATGGTGCCTGCCGTAATCTGCGAGGCATTGATGTTGATGGCACTGACGGTGTTGGCGGACAGCTTCCCCGTGAATATGCCGTTTGTATCGATGTAGGTCAGCTTGTTCGACCAGCCCTCTGTATTGGCTTTCGAGGTGATGGCATCCGCCACGGCACGGGCATCCGTACCGGCTTTCTTGGCATCGGCAATGGAGGCGTTCAACGTAGTGGTCAATGCAGAGATTTTACTGTCCGCATCTTTGCCTGCCTGCGTGATGGCTTCGCTTTTTTTCGTGTCAGCATAACTTTTGGCCGAGTTCAAAGCCGCATCGGCCTTACTTTGGGCGGTAGCGGCAGCACTGTTGATGGCTTCGCTTTTCTTGGTATCGGCATAGCTCTTGGCACTGCCCAATGCCGTGTCCGCTTTACTCTGAGCAGTAGCAGCAGCGGCGTTAAGCGTTTCAGTCTTGGCTTGCTGGATGGCATTGGTCCAGTTCAGGCTGACACCCGCACCGAACGTGATTTTGCCGGTTGCAGCATCATAGCGGACAAACTGGTCGCCATAACCGAACTGGACGTTGCCACCGTTATCCAAAAGAAAGGTTTTGTATCCGTTCCTGAATCCGCAGATCCCGTCGATGGTTTCGGTGGTAATACTGCCCGAAGCGGTTTTCGTACTGAGGGAAAAACGGCCGATGGCAGTACCCGTCATGGTTCCGTCTGTGTTCTTCACACCGGCAAAGAGTTTCGGCGTGATGACGGTATGGCTGTCGATGAGCGTTTTCCCCGTATTCCATTCCCGTACCCAGTCCAGCAGGTTGGCATCGGCACCTGCTGGACCCGGCGTACCGGCTTTCGCTTTCGACCAGACGAACGACAGGCGGTAAACCGTCCCCGCAATGGTAACGGGAATATCCAAAGAACCGTGGTCGGCAAGGGTTGTTGTTCCAGAAGCAACCGTATAGGTTACGGTCTTCCGGCTGTTGTCCACTGTTATGGAGGAAAAACCCGTCGGCTTGATAATCGCTCCGATGGTAAAGTCTTTGTATTCCGAATCGCCCAATATGACCTTGATGGTCGAGGTCAAGGTAACGGATGAGAGAATCTTTCCGGAATGGTCTGCGGGGAAGACATATTCCCCGAGCGATTGGCTGATCGTGTAGGAATCTTTCTGTATGTAAAGCGTGGTTTGCCCACGGGCGATAAGTTGTCGGCTGCTCATACGTTTTGTTTGTATAAGAATAGCCGTATGTGTGGGCAATGAGTTTATAGAGAAGAACGGCAAAAAACAAAAGAAGCATGATCCTCTGACAATGCTTCTTTTTCGATGTTGTCGAACAGGCTTACTTCGAAGCCTCAATCGAAACCTTACGGAATTCTTTCAGTGCTTTCTCCAGTTCCAACGATGCTTTGCGGGCACGGGTACCGGCAGCTTTGTTACCGGCTTCGATCTGAGCCTTGGCATCTTTCGAGAAGGACTCCATCAGTCCGTTGATTTTTTCTACAAGTTCTTTCATATCAATGTTTTTTATTTTCAGGGGCAAAGATAGAAATTTTTAGGGATTTCACATGTAACGCGGTTCCTATTTGAATACTTCGCAGTTGAATACAGCCTTGCGCCATACATCCTTACCGGTAATCCGCAGCGTGCGTCCCCGATGTTCCTCCGCATTCCAAAGGGCATCGCTCTCGGCATCGTCGCTCATACGGCTCCAGAGAAACTGTTCATCGGGAATCCGGTCTGTAATCTCTGTTCCCGCTTTGTAAAGGCGGGCGCGGAGCGTCGTCTCGACCATGTGGTTGCGGAAAACGGTGCCCGAATCGGACTCCACATGCAGAGAATAGCTGTCACTGCCGTCGTATTGTTTGGAGACGGTATGGGTGGCGTGGTACGACGTACCAGAGGAGCGGATGACGAAGCGGAGTGTCAGCACGTTCCGCCCTTCCCAGCCGGGAAAGTCCGGCGTGAGCGTATAAACGGACGAGTTTCCTCCGGTGTCTTTCCACCCGCCGTCTGTGGCAAGGTATTCCCAGCGGCAGGAATCCGCTGTCAGGTTCTGCGCCGTGCCGGTCAGGAGGATTTCCGCCGGGTCGCAGAGATTGTCTGAAACGGCATCGGGATAGTGAAACACCGTACCGCCCTCGACGGTGACGAAACGGGGTCTCATCTGTTCCTGCATCTCCTCGTCCAAATCCTCCCAGCGGATGGTGACATCCTGCAAGATGATGGTATCTTTGTTCCAGCGGAAACGGCCGCCGGAGAAGTATCCGCTGCCGTCGGGGTTGATGACGAACGAATCGTTGCCGGCACGGATGGAACCGTCCGGCTCCAATCGCAGCAGAGGGTGCTGGATTGTGCCGCCCACACCGCCCCGGCAGAACCATGCCCCGTATTCGTCGGTCTCGTTCAGAGTGTCGTCCGTGGGTTGGTACAAGGTCGGCACGTTTCCTTTTTCGAATTGTGGGGAACTGAAAAACCAGACCACCCGGTTCTCGGTGCGGAAATCGATGCAAAGGTCGCTACCGGGGACAGGCTCGATGTCGAAGGCGATATGTACCCGTTGCCAGGATTGGGGCATTATAAGGCTGGCAAGCACCTTTCCCCCGTGAAGAATATCGAACGAGGTCTCTTGTTTGGACGGGCAATAACACCAGAACGAAAGGCAGTAACGCTCGCCCGCGTGTTTCTCCGCCCATGCTTCTTTCTGGCAAAGCAAGGTCCCGCCGCTAACGGGAAGCAGGATGTTTTTACCGATACCGCTCGGAGAGTGGGACGAAAGGCGGACGATCGTCGTGGTAAAATTACCGTTCAGCGAATTGAGGATACAGTTCTTGTGAATACGTCCGGCGTAGAAAGTGCTGCCGAAGCCGCCCTCGTCACCGGCGGTCAGCGTACCGGCCACATGGACGTCCCGCGTGGCGTAGAGACGCTGGAAGTAAGCCCCGTAACCTTGCAACATGCCGAACAGCGGGTCGGCAATTCCCGTGATACGTCCGATACGGATTTTGGCGGCTTCGGCAAAGGAGGAAAGGTGTTCTGACAGGCAGACATTAAGGTCGCCGACCTCGCACCAGTCGCCCGGGTCAAGATGTCCGGAAAGGTCGAAAGCCAGTACGCGGGCATATTCCGCAGGAAAGTCCACCGTAATGAGGCTCAACCGGTATTGCCACTCGGTCGTAACGTCCACGGTGTCCTGTCCGTCCGTCTCCGTGCCGTCGGCATACCCGAAGCGAAGCGGCACGGCGGACAACTCTTTGGAGGCACGGATACGGAAAGAAATCACCAAACGCTGGGGATGGGAAACGGACCGGGGAAACGGAATCTGCAAACCGCCTGAAGCTGCCGTCTGAACGGCAGAACGGGTGATTCGGATAATCCGGATGGCCAGACCTTCCGAGGGAAAATAATGATAGCTCCATGTCGCATTGTCACTGCACCCGAACGCGGCAAGCGATGCAGGGCGGTACAAGGAACGTTCCGTCCCCATGCCGTCGATGACATCCATGTACGGGGCTTCTTCGTCAGAGGCGGTCAGGTACATAGCACCGCTGCGCCGTTCATCGGTCAGGCTCGTGAGGCGGACGAAATCCAGCAGCTCCCCGTCACGGGGCTCATCGCCCTCGATGAGCGCACCGATAAAATACGGCGACGACGCCTCCTTCCCGTCAGGCAACGGCACGGAGTCCTCACCGGTGGCCAGCACGACCATGAGGCTGTAAAAGGTCTGTGCGCCATCCACGTACTGGCGGCGCACGACGTCTCCGGTGTGCAATCCCTGCCGTTTCTTGGAACCTGGGTCGATGCGTATCTTGAATCGGGAATATTCGTATAGGGCCATAAGTCGGATTTATAGTTTCTCGACACTGTCCCCTGAACAGGTATCGGTAACCCACAAGGCTCCGTTGGTCGCCGAGGAACGCTGCACCTCTAATTCGTAAAGCCGCATCCGTTTACGGACGGTCAGTTCGTCGAAGGTCGCCGAGATGCTTCCCGTCGTTCTGTTTCGCAGGATCGCCCAACCGGTACCGGCCATGCCGGAGGTAAATCGCTCCGAGGAGAGACTGCCGTCGAAGTAGGCGTTGCCGCCGTGACGGATGCCGTCCCCAGCCTGTCTGAGGCAGATGTCGTCGGTAAAGAATAGTCCCTCCGCCGTAAGACGGGTGAGGCTCCCGTTGATACCGATATGTCCCGTGACTTCGACGGGATTCAGGGCGACGATAAAGTCCCCGAATGTGCCGATGCGCAGGGAGCTCGAAGTCCGGTTTAACGGAGCGTAACGGCTGGTGGAGGGTGCATGGAACAATAGCGTCGCAACCTGTTCGTATTGACCGCCGGGAGATTGGGTGTGGTCGCTGCGGGAAACGAAAGCCAGCATGTCGTCCTCTCCGGTCAGATAACAGTCGCCCGTGCTCCCGAAACGCAATCGCTTATGGATGACGATGCCTTCGTCCTCGCTGTCGGTGCGGTACGAGGAGAGCAGGTCCCCGCCGTAGTTGTGCCGTACCCGGATGGAGTCGGGAAAGTACGCCGCGCCGTATAGGGAGAGCAAAACGTGCTCGCCATCGATATCCGTGAGGTTCGACATCAACCGGATTTTAACCGTGCGGTCGCCGCCCACAAGCAGGTCGCCGTCGGCACCCTCCAACCGGATGTCGCTCGCACCGGAGCCTTTGAGTACGGTAACTCCGCTGATTTTCACACCGCATCCGGATGAAAAGGTCAGGTCGCTCAAACAAGATACGGTCTCCCCGAGAACAGAGAAGAGCAACCGCCCGCCGTCGCCCAACTCCACGCCCTGCAAGGCTCGCAGCTTTCCGGAGAGTGTCGCCGCTCCCGTAACTTCGAGAGAACCGGTGACGGTAGCGTCGTGCATCGACCAATCCACAGTGGGAAGGTTGGCATTACCGCCGTGATAGACTTCCCGCCCATGAATGAGCAGGCTGTCCGAAGTCAGGAGCACTCCGTTTTCTTTGGACTCGCCCAACAGGATACTTCCGGTCAGGGAAAGGGCGGCGTCAGCGAAATCGACCCGTTTCCCGTTCAGGTAAATCGTACCGGTTGCCTGTTCGCAACGGAGCGGCTGCATACCGCCCACAAAGAGTTGATTGCCGCCGACGTGTACGTCGCCTGTCAGGCGGATACCATAGGTGTAACCGATGATATTTCCCTCGTCATCGCTTTGTGGGGTGCGGTATGTTTCCAGCAGACGACGGTTGTCGATGCCGGCGGTAAAGCCGTAGTCGGCGCATAAGGGTCCCTGCATGTCGCCGCCGCTTCTGGGCAGATAGCCTGCCCAACTACCCGTACCGCCGCCCTCTCCGGAAACGCCTGACGAAATCGCCTCGGCAAACCCGTAAGCCGTGTTGTGCAGACGGATGGACGTGTCGTCACCTTCCTCTACACCGTAAGGATTGTTCTCGCTTTTGCGCTCCTGGGCATTGAAGAAGGTCTGGTATAACTGGCGGTAGAGACTGTAACACAGGCTCTGCGTATCGAGACCGCCGATGCCGGGATGAAGGGTGACGCTCATTTGGTATAGGAGGTTTTGGATAGGAACTTCTGAATCTTGGAGGTCAGCGAGAGGAAGTTGGGAAAGTTCAGCGGCTGCATGGTCCCCATAAGCGTAGGCGTCATGATCTTGCTGCACTCCGTCAGGAAGTCCAGCATGAGCTGCGCCAGTTCGTTTCCTAAAACAAGCGGCTCGGTGGCGTTCTCGTCGCCGAGCGTCACTTTGTTATCCGCTACGGCAACGGTCGTGGAATTTACCTTCTGCACGATTTTGTCGGTGGTCTGTTTGACTTCCGACTTATCGACGGTCTGCGCAATCTCTTCCGCACCCTGCACGACCGACGACTCTTTGCCGCTGTCGTTCTTGACCGTTGCCGTGATACCTTCGGCCGTGTAGCTGGTATGGGCTTCGTTTCCGGTCGGTTCCAGTTCGTCGTAGTCGGGCGAAGAGTCGTTGTCGGGGTCGAGAACCTCGGTTTCCGTCATGCCGATGCTGACCTCGGAATGCGCCTCCATGCGGATGGTCTCGGCATGGGAGTAATTGACGATATAGGCATGGCGGGTGGCGGCGTCCAGTACGATGGTTACCTCCGAAAAAAGGGTCGGCACGATGAGAAAACCACCCTCGTTGTTCCGGGCGGCAGCCAGCAACACGCCTTTGTGGATGATACCGCCTGCCGATGCGGTTTCGTCGGGATATTCGCCCACGTCCACCGTGCCGCCGTAGTCGACAAACTCTTCATCGCCGGGGTCATCATGTATCTTGGCGACATAACCGTGAATCATGCGGGCGGTACCCACACCGCCCATACCGCCCGGAGCCATCTCGATACGCTCGATACTGCGTCCCAATGCGATTTTGCGGATCGCCTCCTGTATCATCCGCCGGTTGTTGTCCTGTGAATTCTTCATATTCAAAGAATAGATAAATTCGACAATAGACAGTTGGATGAAGGCTTTTTACTATCTTTGAATACTTATAAATGAAACTTTATAAAAATGAATATACAAGAGAAATTATTATCGTTAGGAGTATCTGAAAAAGAGATAGCATCTAATTTGCGGGGAGCTTACAATACTTCATTCTTCCATATTTACACAGCAGGAGATTTCAATACCAATTTAAGCCTAATAAGCCAAGAAGATCGAGGGACTTTCATTCATGAATACATCCACTATTGGCAAAACATAGGTACTTTATGGGGATTATCTTCCAGTATTTTACGCTATGAAATGATGTTAAAACTGAAAGAGGAAATAGCCGTCCGTGATGAAGTTAAGTTACCGTATTCCATTTCTCCAACAGACCGAATGAAGCATCTTGACAGCATATTCAGAGTTGGAAATGGATTTTTCAATGACCGTCAATTTTATGGAGTAAAAATAGACCAAACTAAACGAATCGAGATTAGAACAGGTGTGAAAAATGTCGAAGGGGAAAACATGCCTGTAATATCATTGATTACAACATTTGAGAACAAGGTTACGGATACTTTAGAACTGGGAGCATACATCATCAAGGAAAGTATGGCAGCATTGTATCAAAGTTTAGTTGACCCTGATGCTACGCATGATGATGTACCGTATAATGTTGTGAAAATATTATGCAAACACAACTATCCTTCATTATGCCACAATACCAAACTTCTTATATGTTGTTGCCATGCGGCTCTTTTCAGTATGACCCCAGGAGAAACTTTAATTATGCTATTGGCAAAAGCTGAAAAAGAAAAGATTGCCGATGGTATGCAACTATTTTCTGACTATATCGATCAGTCTACAATTACAACACGACAAAAGAAAGACATTCCTATTCCCGATTTTTTCGATGGTATGGCTAATCATTTTTTGAAAACATTAAATCAAAATTTGGTTGCTCCGTTAGATTATATTAAGACGGTTCTGGAGCGAGTGCGTTTATCCAATAAGATGCTTCCTCTATTGACAGTTCTATATGAAGAAAAAACAGATTGCATTTCGATAGAAAACTTAAATGCTATCATTAGTTGGTTAGGCATCCCTTATATTCAAACTCATAGTTGTGGACATCATAACCCTGCAACAGCAACGAAACGTGCTGAAGATATAGTTGAAGGCGATGATTCGATGGATGTTCTTGAATTGATTGCTTTGGAGGCAATGTATAAATTTTTATTAGGTAATTCATCCTTTCGATGTTGTCCACTCTATGGTATGATGTGTAGTGAATCACCCATAGCGAAATCCGAATGTTTCGATACACCGTGGTTGGGAACTCCTTGTGTATTCACAGTCGTAAGTTCACCGCTGGAATTGGATAAGAAAAATGTTCATTGGTAAAATCATCTTTAAGAGTTGTTTCCATACGTTGTCTTTGTTCCTTTGATTTTATGCGGTATCGAGATTTTCTGTCGGTAACCTCCCGTCCCGAAAGTGGTCGTAACCTCCTCGACGATGTAGGTGCCGTTCTTAGCCGGGTTCCGGTCATCGATGAGTTCCACCTGACAAGCCGGATATAACCCGAAATCCCCGAAGAGCGTCACCGAACCGCTGATGCCGTTCAGGTTGTAGCTGCGGAAGTATTCGATGGCCTCCTCGACGAGCTTGTCGGAGTTGATTTTCATGTTCGGAGACATGTAGGGCACGATGGTGTAGGTCGAGAGGTCGGCTTTCGTGCGGGTCTGTGCGCCGCTGGCCGTGGTGTTGCCCGTGACCTTGTGCGTTTTCTTGCTGATTTGCGTGGCGTTCACGGTCTGAAACTCTTTGCTGTCGGGAGTAGTCGGGTCGTAGTCGGGGTTCAGGCGCACCGTCACCTCGAAGAATTTCTCGTCCGAGCCCAATGCCTTGGCCTGCACGGCAAGGAATTTCGGGTCTGTTTTGAGCACTTTCAAATCCGACGATGCCACGTGCGTGTCGAAGCGTATGCGGAAAGGGCCGGACGACGTGTCTTCCGGAAACCGGGGCTGGCTCTTGGCCGATGAATACGGGCGGCCGATGGCGATGGCAGGCATCTGGTCGGGACTGTTCTCGTCATATTTCAGAAAACAGTAAATGCGGTAACGGCTCCACGCCGAGAGGATGTCGGCCACGGTAAAATTGTCGGTAATTTTGATTTTTCCGATCTGGATGTCGAACCGTTTGGTCTCGGAGTGCAGTTTGAACCCGGTATCTTTCAGAAGGTTGTATTTGCCTTCCATCACGTCGTTCACGCTCGTGCCCGATGCCGGCGTTTCGAACTTGGGCGCCTGTTTCAGCTTGAGCTTGTAGGCCATATTTTCGCATTTCAGCTCGAAGCTGCTCTCGGTGTTATAGCCGGTAATGTATCCGTCGAACATCGTGCGCAACATCCCGTTATACCCCAGGCGGATGCGCACCCGTTGCCCGATTTTGAAGGTCGTGGCGTCCATCGCCGAGTAACTGGAACGTTTCTCGATGACCACGCCGTCCTGCATGACCTCGGTGGTTATCCGGCTGGCATCCTTGCCTTCGAGGGTGACAGTTCCGACGATGGTGGAACGGAAAACGGTCCCTTTGGGAAAGCGGATGGTCGCCGTTCCAATGAGTTTCTTGTAGGTCTCAACGATTTCGACCTCCTGCACCTCCGTGAGTGTGACAGGGTTCTGTATCGCCATCGGGTTACCCGGGTCGGGATCGCCTATGGTAATCCGACAGCATAGTACGTCGAGCGGTGCTACAGCCATAAGTTGTTCAATTTTAGTATGGAGGTGGGGTCAATGACGTCGGTGCCGAACCGTACCCACTTGATCCATTTGTTCGTATGTTCGATGGCTTCATCCACGACCTCCGCATCTTTGGAAATCAGTTCTACCGCCTCGGAGGGTTCCACCGCTACGCATTGCAAGGTATAGGGCTGTACGTTTCGGTATTCAGCCGTTGGAAGCGAGTAACCCAGAATGATAAGCTGCGAGATTTTCAACTGCCGCAGGATGGTGTTGTCGCAGTCGATGACACCTTTGTACTGGACGATTTTCAGGAACTTCGACAGCTCGGCCTCCGGGTACACGTCGGGATATTTGCTGGTTATCCTACCGTTTACGGTAAATTCCAGATCACCGCCCGAAATGAACTCCTTACGGGTGTAGTCGCGGCCCTGCACCGTGGTCAGCACGATGTTGTTTTTCGAGGAGAGCTGTACTTGCGGACCCAAATCGACGAAGGTGATCAGCCCGTATTTGCTGTTGGGCTCCACTTTGCCGCTTTCCTTGTCGTAGTAGGTTCCCTCGCCGCTGATTTTCAATTCGATGTAGTCTGCCACCGTGCGGCCCACGATGCTGTCGGTGTAGTTCTTCTTCTCGGCGACAGCCTGCTGCTCCTTGATGAGCTGGTAGTATTGTCCCGATTTGTTGACGATGGCACTCTGCGACTGGGTTTCGAGGTATTTATCCCGCTCTTTCTGTTCCCAGTATTTGATATAGCGTGGATAAGAGCGGAGCATGCCGTAAGCCGTCTGGCAGGCGAACTGAATGACGGCACGTTTCAGGATGTCGCTGTTCTTGGAGAAGTAATGCACGGCACCGTCCTGAAACTCCGCGAGTCCCAGACCGATGGCGCGACGGGCGGCATCGCTGATGTAGCCGCCCAGTCCGCCGTGCGAAAGGATGCCACCGCTCAGAAGCGTCGAGGCACCGATATTGAGCAATCTGCTGCCGAATAGGTTCTTCATGTCGTTGTCTTTTCGTTAATTAACCGTTCCACGAGGCATCGAAGTCATGCACCACGTCGATAAGGGCCTGCGCCATCTGTTCCTTGAAGTGCTGAATCTCGGCGGTCTGACCTTCTGGCGATTTCAACAGGTCGATGGTCTCTACGCTCATGAGATTGGTGATGTTGACGATGACCTGCTTGGGAGCCGCCGAAGATAACCGCCCCGTACCGGAGTAGTTGCCGCCCGCACCGCCGTCATCGTCTCCTATGTTCGTGATGCGGTTGGCGTTGAACGGGGAGGTATCGTTCGAGTCCGGCTCGTTGGCATAGAGCGCAGCCGAGAAGCCTGCTTTGCGGAGAATGTTTTCCGCAGCCTCCGAAGAACCGCCGAATACCTGGCGCAGGGTGCCGGAAAGGCTTACCAACAGGTGGTGCACGCGCTGCCGGCCGGCCAGCATTTCCTGACGCTCCTTGTCGGTAGCCTGCGCGTTCAAAGCCTTCTGCACCCATAGCCCGTCTTTGTTCTGCGTAAAGCCGCCACGGGTCAGTTCGCCGTAGTCGAATCCCGACTTCTCGATCAGAGCGCGGGCACCCGCCATGCTCTCGATGGCATCGAGATAACCTTGTGCCGCCGTGGTGATGTGTTTTACGGTGGTGTTGTTCTGGTAAGCGGCGTAGGTAGGCGTATAGGCCGCAGCCACCTCCGGCAAATCACCGAGAGCGTTGGTATAGGTGACTTTGCCGTCACGCTCGAACCAGAAAGGTTTGTCCAAGCCGAGTTTCTTTGCGGCTTCGGCCGCCGTCACCGCCTGCTGCCCGTATTTGAGGGCGATGTTCTCGATAAAGGCACGAACCTCCAGCGGATCGGACATCTTGCCGAACTCGGCGTAGGCGGCATTCAGACGCGACTGGCTGTCGCGGCGGGCAATGGCTGTGATAGCCTCCCGGCTGTCGTCCTGACGGGCATCTTCCGGACTGTACACGTCGTTAATCGTAATCATTCCTTCCGATGCACCGACAGCGAAGCTCCCGGCCATACCGGACCACCAATTTTTGGTAAAGGCTCCGATTTTGTGGCCGCTGCTTTCCTCGATGGTCTTGCCGGTAGTCAGGTCGTCCACCGCTTTTTTGGTATCGATGGCCTGCTGATAGGTTTTGTGTAAGGCCGCGTACAGGTCTTCAATAACCGGATAGCGGTATTTCTCGTTGGCGGTAATGTCTTCCAGTACGGCATCTTTGGCTTTCTTGATCTGCCATGTCTTGTAAGCGACCCAGCCCAACGCTCCCACCAATGCGGCGATACCGGCCGTTGCGGCTACGGCGGTCGTGCCGATAGCACTCAAGGAACCGGCGGCACCGACCAGACCGCCGCCCGTAGCGACCTGTGAGGCGAACAACGAGGAGAATCCGGCTCGGGCGGCAAAAGAACCCGCTCCACCTTGCAGCAAGGCACGGCCCATCGCCCCCTTGCCGCTGACTCCGGCTGCCTGCAAAGCTGTGACAAGGGCCCGTTTGTTCCCGAAAGAGAGTGCTTTGATTCCTCGGGCACTGGTTAGGCCGGTCAGACCGGAAACCAGCTCGACGATGGAGTTACCGGCGGCCTGTTTGCCGATAAAGCCGACCGCAACGCCAACATTGGTCAGGGCACCGGCGAGTTTGAACAGCCGCGTGGCGACAAAACCCGTGAACAGAAGCGGCTCGATCCAGTAAAAGTTACGGGTCATCCACGATGCGAAGTTGCCCAGCACGGAGAGCAGGTTCATGACGCCCTGCCCGATGGAGGCAAGACCTCGGGCGAACTCGCGGGAATTGAACTTGGCAAGGAAGTCTTTCAGCGTACTCCGGATGACCGGCTCGACGAGTTCGTACCCCTGCATGAAGGATTCCGTGAGCTGGGAGGTCATCTGGTACCACAAGCCTTTGGTCGTGTCCTGCTTTACCTGCGCCAGCTCGGAGGAGATGCCCTGCGATGCCCGGTTCTGGGAAGCGAGCGTCCGAAGCTGCCCGTAGTTGCTGACGAACATCATGGCGGCGTTGCCTCCGATCTTGCCGAAGATGGTCTGCATGTCGGCCATCGTCGCCCCTTTCTTGTTCAGGTCCTCGAAGATGTCGGCCAACGGACGCAGCTTCTCCACCTGTTTGCCGTAGATGTCTTCCATGCGCGTGAACTTCACACCCAGACGGTCCAACGCCTCCCGTGCCTCTTTGGTCGGCTTGGCGAAACGGGTGGACATGGCTCGCAAAGCCGTACCGGCCATCGTTCCCTTGATACCCATGTTACCGAGCACGCCGATGGCGGCGGATGCTTCCGTGAAATCGACGCCCGACAGACGCAGGTAACCGGCCGCCATCTTGAAAGATTCGGCCATCTCGATGATGTTCACGTTGGAACGAGAGACGGTAGAGGCCAAGATATCAGCCACTGAACCCATGCTGGTGTTCTTGATGTTGTATCCCGTCTGGATGTTGGTGGCGAGGTCGGCGATCTGCGAGATGTCATTGTCCCCGATGAGCGCAAGGTTCGTAATCGGGCGGATCGATTCGTTGATGGTCTCGATGCCCATACCGGCCATACTGAGGAATTTCACCGCACCCGCCACCTCGATGGCAGTGAACTTGGTCTCGACGCCGATGCGGCGCACGTACCGGGCCATCCGGTCGAAACGTCCCTCGAAAGTCGCCAGGTCGGAATCGGCAACCCGGAGGATCGAGCGTGCCGACTGCATGATGTTGGAATACTCGACGGCCTCCGTGAACTGCGTGCGCAGGAAATTGTAGGCCATATAGGCGTTGAGCATCCCAGCCATCGGGAGGTTCCGCCACGACGGAGCCTTGGAATACTGGATACGGTTGATGGCCGCACGCCGTTTGCTGCCGTACACGGAATCCTCGAAAGCCGCCTGACGGCGCATGGAGGTCACCGCACGGGCTGCGTTGCGCCGCCGCTGGGTCTCCTCGGCCTGACGGCGACGCTTCTCTGCATTGAGTTCCTCACGGCGGGTGCGCTCGGCAATTTTGCGCAACTCCCGGTCGGCACGAGCACGTTCGCTTTCCCGCTGGCGTGCGGCACGCTCGGCCGCACGGATCTCCGACATCTGGCGGAAGGTCTCCACCTGTAAGGCGGCTTTCTCTTTGGCCTGCCGCATGCGTTGGCGGTTCATGGCCTCGTCCGCATAAAGGCGTTTGTTCAGCCTCGCCTGTTCTTTGTCGGAAAGTACGGTCGCTGCGACAGGGGCATACGGAGGTCGCACGACTGAACCAACAGAGACAGAGGTTGCGGGTGCTGCCGTGCCCAAGTGCAGCGTCATAGTAGCAGCGCCACGGATGTTACCCAAAAGCGAGAGAATCTCCTGCAAGCGTACACGGGCCGTGTCGGTCTTGATGTTTACCTCACGCCCTTTCTCTAAATGAGCGAGGGCCGAGTTGATCTTGCCGATGGAACGGGTAACCGTTCGCTGGGTGTCCATGACACTTTTGACAGCCGAAGCGGCATTTCGTTTCGCCTCGGCCTGCTGTTCGTCCAATTTTTTCTTGCCGACCAGCTTGTTGGTCTGATTGCGGAGCGCACGGCCGTCGATTTTCTCGCCGGGATTGATGGTCAGCCTAATGCCCTGCGTCAGCTCTTTGATTTCGGTCAGCAGGTTCTTGACACCTTCCAGCCGTTTCTCCGTCTCGCCGGTTCGGATTTCCAGGTCGAAGTTGAAATCCTTCTTCTTGCCGTTCTTCCCCCGAAAAGTCTTTTCCACGGCCTGCATCATCTCGTTGATGTTGGTCACGACCGGCGCAAAGCTCACACGGCCCTTGCTCAGTTTCTCGACGGCATTGGCAAAGGCGGTGACCTGCTCGGTTCCTTCCGTGGCATTGACCTTTATATCGTAATAGACTTCGTAATTCTGCGTTTGAGCCATGAATAGCGTGTTTACATCCGTTGAAAGAATAGCCCTTTTCGGCTGTCGGGGACTGAAAAGGAAAGCCCCGCAGTCACAAGGGCTGCGAGGCTTCGGGAAGCGGATCAGGGAGACGGCGGTTGTAGGGTCAGACGGGAGACGAGCACCTGCTGGTGAAGCCACAACGCCTCCTCGGAAAGCATGGCGAACTCCTCGTCCGTGATGCTGTCAAGATGAACACCCGGAAAGTAGTGGCGGATATAGATCAGCCGCTGACGAATCCGCTGGTCGTCACGTACCGCCCAGGTGTCTATCAGTTTACCAGCAGACTCTGACGGGTGGTGATGATCTCTGAAAGTTGCGACATCAGACCGAAGAGGAACAGCGATTCGTTGTCCACCAGTTCCTTGTCGCCGTCGAGGAAGCAGTCGCGGGCGAGCTGTCGCATGGCGTTCACCTCGTCCTTCTTCGATGCCGCCATGAACTTCGAGAACTGCGGGAAAGTCGGCTCACCCATGTAGGCGACGTAGAAATCTTTCTCGCCGCAATCCGTATCGCCGAACACGACCATCGGATAGACCTTGCGGACTTTCTTCTCGGCCTTCAGCGCGACCGCTTTCTCCTTAATCTGGGCTTCCTGCTCCAGCGTAAGATTCTTATCTTCCATTTCTGCGTGATATTTGGTTACAAAAAGGAATAGTGTGCTTCTGTGAGAAAAGTTTATAGTTTTATTGCTCATAAAACTTCTGATAGAAAAGAATATGTTGCTGGCGAAGGAGACGATAATCCTCTTGTTATAACTAATAAATGTCGAGATATGTATTGTAGATAAGTTTATTATCACTATATTTGCATCGTTATCATTTATGTAGATAATGATGCAGATAATGGAAAATGAGAAGATATGAATAAAGCTATATCTATTGCAGGTATTCCTGTCGGTCTTGATATCATTGGTCGGGATAAACTCAAAGGACTGAGTCTTGACCTGTTATTGAGTTTTCGGTTCTATAGTGCGGAATTCAACAAACATACACTATGTTTTGTCGAAAAAACAGATTCAGCCCGCTCTTATACACCGATGCAATATGCCCGTACCGCTATCCTGATTGAACGGATTCTGAACATTCCAATTGTGTTTATTTTGCAGTCTGCGCCGTTTTATATAAGACAGAGACTGATTGAACAGGGAGTTTATTTTGTCGTATCAGACCGGTACGTGTTTCTTCCCGGTATGCTTATCAATGAACGTATTAGAAAAAAAGAAAATACGGAGCAGCAACTATCACCCGTAGCTCAATATGTCTTGTTGAATTTCTTGCTGCATTCGGATATGCACGAATTCACCATTCAAGACATGCAATCGCGGATTCCTTATAACTATTTGGCCGTATCTCGTGCCATCAGCGAATTGGAAGGGAAACAATTGTTACAAACTCGAAAGGAATGGAAGACAAAATTGATATATTCCCCCATATCTCGTAAGGAGCTATGGGATAAGGCTATGCCTTATTTAACATCGCCAGTTAAAAAGATTGTTTATTCGGATGAAATAGGCAACGGGCCTTTTTATATCGGAGGTATTAGTGCATTATCTCATTATTCGTTCTTGAATCCCGATGACCAGACGACATTGGCGATTTGGGAGCGGGATTTTGTTCCGGATAATCATTCTTTTTCGGAATGGGAATCATCGGATTTCAAGTATAAGATTGAAATTTGGAAATATTCCCCCGAAATGAAAATCGGGCAGCATGAATATGTGGACAGATTGTCGCTGTATCTCTCTTTACGCAATGACAATGATCCACGGGTAGAAAAAGAACTGGAAAATATAATTGATGAAATATGGCAGTAAAAGGATTGGATAAGTTCAAGGAATATTTCTTGGATTTCAAGGACAATTATGTGATTATCGGCGGTACGGCATGCAGTGTTATCCTGCGTAATGCTGACATGAAACCCCGGGCTACAAAAGATATAGATATGATACTAATCGTGGAGCAGATGACACCTGAATTCGGCCGCCGATTTTGGGAATTTATCCATGACGGGAATTATGAAATGAGAGAACGGAAACGTGATAAAGGAAAAGAGCCTGTTCCTGAACTGTTCAGGTTTTACAAACCTCAGACCGAAGGGTACCCTTATCAGATAGAGCTCCTGTCCAGACAACCGGAAATACTTTCCGTTCCCACAGACTTCCATCTGACCCCGATTCCTGTCGGTGAAGACGTATCAAGTCTGTCTGCAATACTGATGGACGAAGAATTTTATCATTTCGCATTGGCTCACAGCACAATGGAAGACGAGTTGCATGTAGCTGATACGGTTGGACTGATATGCCTGAAGATGAAAGCATACCTGAATCTCTCCGAACAGGAACCGCCTGCACATAGCAGCGATATCCGGAAACACATGTCCGATGTCTTCAAGTTGATGGCAAGCGGTTATATCGCAGATCCGATAGAGTTATCTGGAAATATGAAGAAAGATGCGGCGGCGTTCGTTGCAAAGATGGAATCTTTGATGCCCAATCAACCGTTACAGGACAGCATACAAAGAGACGCAACTTTCATCGAACAAGTACTGATTGAAATAAGACGGATATTCGGGCTATAATGAAGATACAATACGCATCCGACCTGCATCTGGAGTTCAAAGAGAACAGCAATTACCTGAAACAGCATCCATTGACTGTTTCAGAAGAAATTCTCGTGCTTGCCGGAGACATCGGATATATCGGGGACGATAATTATTCGAAACATCCTTTCTGGGATTGGGCATCTGAAAACTACAAACAGGTGATAGTTGTTCCGGGAAACCATGAATTCTATAAGATGTTCGACATCAACAAACTGCATAATGGTTGGTCTTTGCAGATACGTGAAAACATAGCGTGCTATTACAATGTCGTAATTCCGTTAAACAATGAAACGGATTTGATAGCAACGACCCTTTGGAGCCATATACAATTGCAGGATGCTTTTCAGACCGAATCGGCCATAAGCGATTTTCATCGGATACGCAGTGGAAGTGAGCCTTTGGACTGGGTCAGATTCAATGAGGAGCATTATCGTTGCTTCCGTTTTTTGGAACAGAGTGTGAGCCAAAGCAAGGCAAAGCATATTATTGTCGCTACTCATCATGTCCCATCGTTCGAATTGGTCGCTCCGGAATTCAAAGGTAGTCCGTTAAATGGTGCATTTACGGTAGAATTGGGTAACTACATCGCCGCAAGTCCAATCGAATATTGGATTTATGGACACTCTCACCGTAACATAGACAAAATAATCGGGAATACCCGATGTGTCAGCAACCAATTGGGATATGTTTTCAGCAATGAACATTCATCTTTCGATTCAAGCGCCTATATTGAAATAAATACTGAATTGTAAAATAGATAAAGTTAATGGATAATAATACACTCACGACACTGGCATTTTCCCTATATTCCAATAAGGGAACTTATGCCTTATTATTAGGGGCTGGCATTTCCCGTTCATCTGGTATTCCTTCAGGATGGGACATTGTTCTGGATTTGTTAAGAAAGTTGGCAATACAGAATGGAGAAAAGGAGGTAATTGATTATGAACAATGGTACCAAGAAAAATATGGTAAAGCCGTTGACTATTCGTCTTTGTTGGGTGAGGTCGTAAAGACTCCAACCGAACGGGTAAATTTGATGAAATCTTATTTTGAACCGACTGAAGAAGAAAGACAATCTCATCTAAAAGAGCCTACTAAAGCGCATCGGGCCATTGCAAAAATGGCGAAAAACGGTTATCTGAGAGTTGTACTTACGACCAATTTCGACCGGTTGTTAGAGAAAGCCTTGAATGATGAAGGAATAACACCCCAAGTAATATGTCACGAAGATGACATAGAAGGTGCTACTCCCTTAGTGCATAGCTCATTTACAATCGTCAAAATCAACGGAGACTATATTGATTGCCGTTTCCGAAATACGGCGGAGGAATTGGATTCTTATCCATCTAAACTAAAAAATTACCTACAAAGGATATTTTCCGAATTCGGTCTGATCACTTGTGGTTGGTCGGCAACATGGGATAAAGGATTAGTAGGCATTATCCGTAGCATAGAGAATCGACGGTATGCTTCTTATTTTTCTTATGTCAGCAACTATTCAGAAGAATTAAAAGAATTGTCGGATTTTCGTAAGGGAAATTTATGTGCTATCGAAGATGCCGACACTTTTTTCTTCGAACTGAATGAACGGATAATGGCATTGGAAGAGTGTGATGCAAACCATCCTCTTAACAAAGACATCATTTTAGTTCGAACCAAAAAGTATCTTGCATCTCCTCAGGGGAATATTGCTTTTGCAGATTTATTCGAAAGTGAAGGTGTGCGGGCTTATAATCGGATTATGCAATATGCAAAGTATGACTTCGTGCTTGACCAGAATACATTTCAGTCATACTTGAAAACCCATAAAGAAGCCATCGACACATTAATTCCGATGAGTATTCTTACTGTTCAATGGGGACAGCAAAAACACTTTGAATCTGTTACGGATATTCTTCTCAGATTAGCAGCAAATCCAATTAAAGTTGGGGGGTCATATCGCTCAGACACTATAAATATTCATTATTGGGCTGCCATATCAATGCTATATGCAATAGGAATAGCATGCGTGAAATATTCCAAGTTTTCATATTTGAATACATTATTCCACCTCATGCTTCCAGAATATTCTTCTCCAGATAGTTCTGGAAGAATCTATTTCCTAAATAAATTACATCCTTGTTATTGGGATAAAGATGATTTGAACCAACTGAATGGAACAAATTATAAGACACCTCTAAGCACTATTTTATCCAAACAGTTACGCCCATACTTTCAAAAAGAAATCTTTTTAGAATCTGAATATATCAGTACATTTTGCATATTTGAGTATTTATTGTCTCTTAACTTTAAGCATATCGGTGGGTTATCCTATGCTCCAGATTGGGCTCCTTGGGGTGAGTTTCGGTGGAGAACAATGATTTTTATGAGAGGAAATAATGATCTATATTCTACATTCTTTGCACAAGCAGAAAGTCAAAAGAATAATTGGGAACCTATAAAACAAGGAATGTTTGACGGGAAATATGAAGTATATAAAAAATTAAAAACAGAAGTGGACGATTTTCTAAACAAACACGTGTACTTACATTAAGTTGTACAAACTTACCGCACTTTTGAAAATTTGTGGTAGTTTTGTACAGCTCTCAAACAAAACGGAGAAACAAAGTTCATCGAATGTTTCTCCGTTTTTCATTTCTTACAGCAACGCTTTCAATTTCTCCTCCAGCACGGACTTGGCAATGGCCCCGACCTGCCGTCCGACCTCCTTGCCGTCCTTGAAGAAAATCACCGTCGGTATGTTCCGAATGGAATACCTTACGGCTATATCGTTGTTCTCTTCCACGTCACATGCGGCGATAACCGCCTGTTCCTTGTAAGTTTCCGCTAACTCCGCAATCATCGGTGCCAATGCCTTGCACGGGCCGCACCACTCGGCGCCGAAATCAACCATGAACGGCTTTTCCGTAGAGAGCAGTTCATCAAAGTTCTTCTCTGTCGCTTGTATCATAATTATTCGTTATAGGTTATACTCAAAAGGCTACAAAAATACCGAAATATCCCCGGACTGCAAATACAGAACCGCCTCTTTTCAAAAAGAAGCGGTCCCATGCAAGAGAATGAAAGCTAAATGGTATCCCCGTCTCCGATTTGGATGTCAAAGGGATTGAGGTCGAACTCGTGCGTGATATTGGTATCGTCCTGCTGGCTCTCCATGCCGTCCTCGCTGAAGATACAACCTTTCAACGTGACGGTGGTGGTCGTCCAGTCATCGCTGGCCATCGGGTTGGCGAACGAGATAATCAGGTCGAACTCTCCGATGTCCATCAGACTGCCGTAGGTCGAGCGCAGGGTCTGCTGTGTGGCATAGTCCATCGTGATGCTCGCCGTGTAGGAGATGTTTCCGAAACCCCGGCTGACCGGTTTCCCGCCCAGACCGTAGTTGGGCTCGATTTTGCGTTTCTTGCTCCATTTGATACCCGAAACGCCTTCGAGTACGGTGGAGCCTTCCTCGATTCCCAAAGCCGTACTGGCTAAGGTAATCATCGACCAAGAGTATGCGACGTTGTTTATGATTGCCATGTTTATATCTATTTAGCGGTTAGTGATAAGCCTTCCTCGACATAGATTTTCACGGCCACGCCGACGGGTACGATGACATAGCTGATGCGCAGCGTATCGTCCACCAGTACATTCTGGTTAGGGTCGATGGTCACGGCATAGCCGCTGATCTCCTGCGCTGTCTGCATCTTGGCCAGTATGTCACTGATCAGGGTCTTGAAGGCCGTAATCTTCGAGGGTGCGAGAAAGCCCGTTGCAGGGTTCACCATCAGAGGGCTGTGCAGATACGGCAGCAAGGCTTCGCGCACGGCACGGCGGCTCTTATTTATGGTACGGTTGCGGGCAATGGTGCGGTAATCTCCGTTGGAGCAGGTCTGGTCTTTGGAGATGTAAATGCCATTCTCCCGACCCGAATACTTGATGGGGAAAATGTATCCCTTGTCATCCAGCTCGTCCAGCAACACCGGCGAGAGGGATTCGTACAGGTTGGTCGATACGAACTCGTCCTCGGCATCGAGCGTAAGGTCTCCGAATCCCAGCTCAATCTGCTGGAAGTCGTCGGCAAAAAGGTTGAACTGACGCACCCAGGCGATGGACTCGTGAACGCTCGCCTTGGCAAGAGCGCCCATGACAGCACCCAGAAAACCGACCGGCGTATGGTTCGGGTTGCGGTACTGAATCGTCGCGTTCTGGTCGTTTCGGGCTTGTCCGAAGATGACGCTGGTACGGGACGATTCGCAAATAGCCGACGGAATGCGGTTCAGGTCGATGACCTTCGCCTCTTCCGTGTCACCACCCGTGTTGGACGGGTTAGCGCACAGCACCACTGACAGGGGCTGGTTCAGCTCGGCCAGAGCCACCGCCTTGTCGTTGATGCCTTTGACGAGGTTCAGATTGTATTTCTCCTGCTCGCCGTTGAGCTTCCACAGCGGCTGCTCGGTCCAGATACCCACCTGCGAGATGAGCCCGTCTGCGGCACGTTGCATCACGTCGAGAGCGTCCCAGTTCTCGGAGCAATCCGCGAACATGACGTACAGTCGGCCCGGTCCGTCGATGTTGCCGCTCATGCGGAAGAATTCGCGAATGTGATATGCCGGAATGCCGAACAGAAAGTTTTCGTTCGTCTCTTCGTCAAGGTCGCACGCGACACGCTCCTTGATACCGAAGTCCTGCACGGAGGATTTACGGCTGGTGATGCAGATGACATCGCCCAGTGCCACGTTCGCCTCGTTGCTTTTTCCGTAGCCGGCGGTAAAGAGGTCGGGCTGTCCCGATACGTCGAACAGCAGGCCCGTGATTTTCTCGTTGCTTGCGGATGCGGCATACGGCAGATTGCCGTCCACATCCTTGATGATTACATTGCCTAATGCCATATAGCCTGCGTGTTATGATTTATAATAGGGATTCTTGTAGAGGATGGCCTTGCCCCGGATGGCCGGAGCGGTCTGCGGCGTGTACATGCTGCCATCGGCATCGATGTAGAGTTCCTTGTAGTCGGGGAACTTGCCGAGGATGGCCAACACGGCAGCAGGAATCTCGGCCGCCGCTTTCGGCGCCTGTTCTTTCTTCGGGGATTTCTCGGTCGCCGTATCTTTCTCTCCGGTCGTTGCCGTAGGTGCTGCGACTGTCGCATCCGGCTGGGCGGTATCTGTTTCAGGAATGGTCGTTTGAGTCTTTGCCATAGATATTGCGGTATGAAAAAGGGGGATGGAGTATGGTGTCCATCCCCCGCACGTTGATATTCGGTGATTCGGTAAAGGGTTATGCCGTTTTGGTGTAGGCCGTATGGACGACGATCTCGGCAGGCTTGACGATGTTCACGTCCATCTTCATGCGCATCTGGAAGAAGAAGAGCTCCGAGTTGGATTGCAGGCGGTCCACCTTCAGGACCTCAGCGTCGTTGGCGTAATCTACGCCCATCCACAGGTTGGAGTCCATGCCCGACGTGAAGTTGCCCATGACGATGGTGTGTTCCGGCACGCCCGTAATCGGAATGATACGCTTGCCCTTGAAGCGGTAGCGGTTCACTTCGCTGTTCTCGGAGTATTTCACCATCTTGTCGGTGATATACTGGTCGTAGGCGTCCCACGCTTCCCAGCCCATGACGATGCTCAGGCCCGAGCGCTTGCGGATCTGCTTGGGGCATTTCCGCCACATTGAGTAGAGGGCCGCCTCGACCGCAGCACCGTCCTTGAGCTCGGTCGTACCGGAGACGATGCACTGGCCGCCCGCGACGGTCTGGGCATCGGTGGCGTTCACGTTGTCGATGATACGCTTGATGACCCCGTCGAAGTATTTCTCCTTACCGGCTCCGATCTGCACGGCACCGGCGGGAGCCGTGATACCTGCGGCAGCCGCACCGCCCTTGGCCGAAGTCCAGATGGCATTGCCGATGAACTCGTTTTTCTTGTCCATCAAAAGGCGCAGCATCGTGGCCTGCAACTTGGGGTCGAGCTCGCGGAAGACGAGGTTGCCCGTCGGCTGTGCGAATTTCCAGTACGCCTCGAAATCGCGCGGGTTGAATTCGAGGTAAACCATGAACTCGGCGGGTTCCAGGTGGCGTTCCGTGAACTGGTATTCGTTCTCGCCGTTCTCACCTTTGGCCCCGTGCGAACTCTGGGGCGTAGGCACGTTGTCCTGAATGATGTCTCCCAGCCGGATGGCGGGAAGAGTGTACTTGTGCTGGATGCCGGACTTGATGTGGATCAGCCCCTCACGGAAGGTGTCGTTGCCCTGCGCCGTATAGGTGAGCAGGTCTTCCAGTACCTCTCCGGCATAGCCGTTCTGTAAGAAAGTTACTGTATCTGCCATTGTGTTAGTGATTTTCTGGGTTAGAATCTCGGCCGCGAACAGGGAGCATCGACTCAAAGCGGTAAACCACTTCCGGCAAATCAGTTTATGTGTATCAAGGTGGCGGGATGGTACGTCTCCCGCCGGACGGGGCTATTGCAGTTTCTTGAAGGCGAAGTCCTTGCCCACGACGGCTTCGACCTGTTCGGCCATCTTCTGACCGGCACTCTTCAGAGCGTCGGCGGCCGCTTTGGCATTGTCGGGGTCGGTGGCAATCTGCTCGCTGATTTTCTCGCGGGCGGGAATCGAACCGATGGTGTCCTGCACCAACTGAAAGTTCGTGGCAGCCATCTCTTTCCAGCCGGGCACCGCGTCCGCCTCTATCTTGCCTTCGTCCACGGCTTTCTGCAAGAAGCTCTGGATGGCACTTGCTTTGGCATCGGCCTCTTTCTGCTCATAGACCTGCAACCGGGCGGTTACGCTGTCGAGGTCTTTCTGAAGATTGCCGATGGTGGCGTCCTTGCCGGCAATCACGGTCTTGGCATCGCTCAGGGCTTTGTTCGCCTCGGCCAGCCTGGCTTCCACACCGGTCAGTTCCGAGATGCGGGAGAGCACGTCCTTGACTTCGTTCTTCTCCTGCATACCGAGTGAGGCGACCACCGCGCTGTATTCCGGGGATAATGTTTTCTCTTCGTTCATGGATCTGTGATTAAGTTTCGTATTAAGAATAGTGGTTTTCTCGTCCGACGGGTGATTTTCATCCTCGGGTGGTGTGATGCGGTTCATGACCGCCTGTATGGCCGCCGCGTCCGTGATACCCGACAGGTCGGCACGCACCTTGTCCCGGAGCTGCTTGCTGGTCCTCAGCACATGGCTTTCGGGGATGATGCCCGCCTTTACGGCAGCCGCAGCATCGAAGAATGTCCCGTCCTGCCCGGCAGCCCCGTCCATGATGGCCCGGACTTTCTCGCGGCTTAACCCGAACCGTTTGCGGTAGATGGTCTCTATCTGCGTCGTGAAGGCTTTGACCAAATCTGATTGCTCCGCGTCGTTTTCATCAGGCAAGAACGGGTTATGAATCATCAGAATGCCGTAATCCCGCATAAATGACTTGTCCCCGGCGGCCCAGATGACGGAGCCCATCGAGGCGGCCATGCCTTCGATGACGCATTCGGTAGGTACCGAGGCATTCTGGATGGCGGCATAGACCGTCATGCCGTGCAGTACCGAGCCGCCCTCCGAGTTAATGAGCACCCGGATAAGGGACGGACGCACGATGTTCTCCAAAAAGTCGAACGCCTCGCTGAAACGTCCGGCACTCTCTTCCGTGATGCGGCCGAAGAAGCGGATGGAAGCCGGACGCCCGGCGCCCGACTGACAGACGATATGTTCAAAAGTTTCCGTGTTCATCTTTTCCTTTGGGTAAGAATAGCTTCGCCCGCGTGAAATGGTTTATAATCCACCCTCGGAGCCGTTCGGGACATCCCCGGCAGGTTTTTCCTCTTCGGGTTCTTTTTCATCCTCCTCCGGCAGGTCCGGCACATCGACCGACGGCTCGAATCCAGTAACCTTTTCGTAAACAGGTTCGGCATGATGCCCGTGCCCGGCCGTGTCGTGTTCCGGCGCATCCGCATGTTGCGTGAAGGGCGGCATGACCAGATAGCGCTCGACCCAGTTGCGGTACTTCCATGCTGACGATTCCCTGAACCAGACCTCGTAATCCACCCAGTACGCCTGCAACATGTTGGTCGTCATAGGCATGTCGAAGTAAAGGAGATTGCACCGCTCCGTGAGTGCCGGTTCATGGCTTTTGGCATCCTGAATGGCGACGTTCAACCGCTGGAAAACGATGAACGGGTCGCATTCCCGCTCCGGGTCGGTATGGTTGAGCGTATTCAGGATAAAGCGGATGCGCATGGTGGCGCGGCCCTCGCCGATACGTTGCTGCTGGACGAGGTAGCGCACGTTCACGAAGCGGATGAAGATAGCCGGGAAGGCGATTTCCATTTCCAGATTTTCGCTGCGCACGATACGGGAAAACTGTCCCGTGTCGATCATGATGGTCTTGAAAAGCGGCGGACTTTGCGGCTCTTCCGGATGCTCCCGCAGTGTGAGGATGGCACGGCGGACAGCCTGATACATGTTCACGAACGGATTCTCCGACACCTGTTCGGGCACGGCGACCGCAGGTTGTTCCGCTTTCGGAGCGGAACCGTTTACGGGTGGATTATATGGCTTCTTGTCTCTAATCATGGGTTCGGAAAGGGAAATCCCCGGAACAGGATGGGGATAAACAGTTGGTTGACGGTATGGTTCAGTTTCGGGTTGATACCGATAAACTGCCGGTGTTCAGGCCGGCGGCTGCTATATTGGTTGACCGTGTAGAGTCCCAACGCCGGATCGGTATTATGGACGGCGGCGTAGCTCTTGGAAGCGCCGCGTTTGCCCGGCTGGTTGAAATTGCTCGCCTTGGTCCGGATGGCATAACGGGCTCCACGGCGGAAGATCTTCTTCCGCTCACCATAGCCGCGCTGGGTGATGTTGGTGTGGTCCATACGGTCGGCTTCCCCGGTGATGGAGCGTGACAAGGTTCCGGTGTCGTTCATCACGGGATGGGTGAAGCGTCGGCCCCAGCGGGATTTGCGTTCCGGCCACGGCTTGCCGCTGTCGTAAAAGCCGCCTTCGGCGAAACTGGTGCGGAACCGACTTATGGAGTATTCGCCGGCCATTGTCACGAAGTCGTGGGTGTTGAACTCCATCTTGTTAGGCAAATACCGGCCGTTGCCTTTCGGTGCCCACTGCTCGCAGAATTGTTCAAGGGTGATTCTCATGGCTTACGGGTTGGTGTCGGTTTGTTTCACGCCTCGGGGATGACCGTAGCGTTTGTAGTATTCCTCGTCCGACATGATGCCCCGGTCGGACGAGTTTCCACCGACTGCCACACCGCCTCCGCCACCCATGCCGGGTATCACATTGAGCTGCTTGCCCACGACGATGCCGAACTCTTTCTCGATTTCATCCGCCGCCACCTCGTACTTGTCCGTAATGAGCGAGTAGAGTTTTATACGGTCCTCGTTGTTCATATCGATACGGTTAGAATACTTGAACTCCAGTCCGGCGGGGATATAACCTATCGCCACGAGCCGGGGGATGATCTGCTCGTTCATCACGTTCTCGATATAGCGGCGATATACCTCGATGCGGTCGCGGAAGATGTCCTGATGCGCCTTGGTGGAGCCGACATACGACTGCATGCCTCCGGCCATCGATTCGGAGCCGAGGATTAGGTTCGAGACCTCCTTGTTGGCAAACTGGATCAGTCCGGTATATATCTTCTCGCTGTTGGACATGGTGAAGGTCTTGATGTCCACCTCGTCTTCCAGTCCTGTTACGATGACTTTGTTCTGGGCGGCATTGGAAATGTCCTGCGCCAGACGCTTGCGGTCCATGTTGTTTTCGCTGACGGTCTTTCCGTGGATGATGGGCTGGCCGTAGGTATGGCTGAAATTGACGTAGTTGGCGACCGTGAACTTTTTGGCGAGAATCAGCGGCGTCGTGGCCGAGAAAAGCCCCAGATCTCCCGTTTTGATGAGCACATAACGTTTCCGGTAGGCGGCCGAGCGGATGTCCCAGTGCGGCAGCCACAGTCCTTGCCGTTTGACGACAATGCCCTGTTCGGGCAGGACGTTGCGGCGTTCGATACTGTTTACCTCCTTCAGCCGTCCCGTATCAGGATCGATATCGGGCATGATTTCCAGCAGCGTATAGCCGTAGAGCTTGGCCTCTATGATACCCCGGATAATCTTGTCGAACTGCGAGCCCTGTATCTTCTGGCTCTCTTTCACATCCTTGACGTATTTACCCTTGTCGTTCAAACGGGCGAGCATATAGCGGTCGCCGAGTATCTGGCTTTCGAGCGTCTCGATGACGGCACGGATGTGCGCATCCTGTTGCAGGCACGCATCGTACAGGTCGATCAGACGCGCCCGGTCATCGAGGATAGTTCCCAGCAGCATGTTCGAGCGCACCGAACGGTAGCGGTTGTGCCGTTCGATTTCCCGCACGTATTCCTGAATCGTTTTTTTTGACGTGTGGAATATGCTTTCGAGCAATTCGCGGTTGAATGTTCCTTCTTCCTGCATTTTTTTCGGGTTTCAAAAAGAATAGTTCGAACCCGAAAAAATGGGTTATCCGACCCCTCATACCATACGAACAAATCGGCTCCAATATGTTCGGTTTACCATACAAAATAGGCGGACGGCTACTTACAGATTTTTGGCCCGTTTTTGTGTCTGAAAGTCACTTGTAAATACCTATGAATGAATTATTAACGATAAAATTTATCGGCAAATTTATAGTCAAAATTGAGCCGAAAAGTATATATTTGCCTGCAAAATTCAATATTTTGAGAAAATGAGAAGAATAGAAAATCATCAAGGGTTCAGACTCCGGTTCGGAGAGTTTCCGGATTTGTTGTTCACCGCCACTGATACCCGAACTTATTTTGACATGACACACTTCCTGCAATCCATGAAGTTGGAAGCGGAAGAAAAGATTGCTGAATTTACCGCAGGATTCGCCTTGTGAATAGACCATTTGGGCAAGATGTATGGCATAGCGCCGGACGAACGTTTCGCCGTCGATGCCGCCACGGGGCACTCTCTGGCGGAGGAATCTTTCGCCCTGCCGTTCCTTTGTTGTGCCGATCCCGTATTCGGAGTGTACCTGCTGGATAGCATGTCGCAGATGCTGCTGACCGGAATCGCGTGTTCCGATTCCTACATCCTCATGCAGGCGCAGCAGCGGTTTACCCGTGAAGAACTGCTTTCCACCCCAAACACCGATAAGCTATGAAAACGAAAGGTCCATTTTTACCGTCGAAGCAGTTGCTGGTCTTCAACGGGGCGTATGTACTCATTGCCGTGGTGCGCTCGCTGCACAGTGCGGCGGATTTTTCAGGTATCAACCTCCAAAGCATATCGTTCTCCTGTACCGGAAAGTATGTAGCTACCGGAGGCTTCTATTTCCGGCACGCGCATCCCGATGTACAAATCGACCTGTCGGACCTCGACAACCTGACATTGCAGGAGTACGACCGCCTTTGCGGTGTGGAGCGCCGCTATTTCACGGTGCGTGAGATGGCCCACAAGCGGCAGGCGTATGAGGAACGGCGCAAGGAGTTCCGAAAATTCTGTAAACAACGTGATTTAGAAGAGAAAGAGAATGAAAAATAATACAAGATGAAAAGCAATGCGATACTATGTGAAGAGTACCCGGTCAGGGTGCTGTTCAACGATGACAAAACCTTGGCATGGGTGAACCTGCATGACCTCTGCAAAGTATTGGGGCGCGAGGAGATGCTGACCGACAAGGCGGCTATCCGCCAGTTACCCTCCAGTATTCAGATCCCGTTCCGCAAGAAAGGACGCGAGATGTGGGCCATCAGCCCTTACGATGTCTATAAGCTGATCCGACCTATGCGGCGTGAAAACTCCATCGCGGCAAAGAAGTGCGCCGCAGTGGAGACGTGGCTGAACGAACTGCTCGAAGATGCGGCCATACAGTCTGCCAGAGCGACGCACCTCGCACAGCAGGAAGATGTGGTGTTCAGTTATCAGGACCATCCGATCTCTTTCCGTGCGGCCAACAACAAGATGATGATAAACGCCACGCAGATGGCCCGCAGCTTCGGAGTGTTGCCGGCAGAGATACTGCGCAAGGCGGATTTCGTCCGCTACCGCCAGCATCTGGTCGAGAAGGGCATCTCGGAAAGCCTCGACAGCCAGATTTTCACCACGCGCGGCCGTAACAACGGGGCGACATGGATCGATGAAGAATTGGCGATGGAGTTCGCCCGGCAGTTGTCGCCGGAGTTCTCGCAATGGTGCAACACGAAAATCAACGAACTGATGACACGGGGCTATGCCACGTTGGAACCCCGACCTGAAAGCGGTATGAGCACCACCGAGAATCTACCCGTGCCGCAAAGCCTCGACGAGGCGCAGCAGTTGATCGTCGCCCAGCGGCGGGAGATACACCTGCAACAGGAACGTATTGACGCCGATTCCTACAAAGTGGAGTTTTACGACAACCTGATAGAGGGACGGGATTACTATTCGACGACATGGCTCGCACAGGAGCTTAATACGACACCCCGGCAGTTGCACCAGTTCCTTGCCGAGAAAGGCATCTGTAAGTTCTCGAAAAACCAGTGGGTAGCCTTCCTGCCATACCGGAGCTGGCAAATCGATATGCCGTATTACTGGAACAACCTGCGCACCGGCAAGTGCTATGCGGCAGGAACACGGAAGCGGTGGAGCAAGATCGGCCGTGACCAGATTCTCGAACTCTGGAACAGGGAACCGCCTAAACGTCCAGAGCTGCCGTCCGGACGCCGCAGGGTGGAAAACCCGTACAGCCATCTGACGGAAGGCGTGGATTATTTCACTCCCACACAACTTGCCCGGGAAATCGGCATCTCGGCCAGTCGCATGAGTAAGTTTCTGGAAGATAGCGGCATTTGTCGGTTCGTGAAAAAGCAATGGGCTGTCCTACCGGAATATCGGGAGTGGCAAATCGACGTGCCGTACTACTGGACGAATCCCAAAACCCAGAAACGATGGGCATTCGGCACCCGTAAGCGGTGGTCACTACTCGGCAGGGAGAAAATCATCGAATTGTGGAACAGAAGGAATGCCGGGCAACAACCGGAAGAAACAGTATGAGCAAGGAACTGACTGATAAGATTTCAAGGGCTACGGGCCGCTATCCCGTGAGCTGCGACTGTCCACGTTGCCGGAGACAATGCCTGACGCCCTGTCTGGGCACGCCGGAGGACATCTGGCGACTGATAGAGGCCGGATATGAAGAACGGCTGCGGATTACATTATGGGCTGTCGGTATGTTGGTCGGAGCCATACCGTTCCCGATACTGATGGTACAGGCCCTCCAGACGGAGTGCGGCTGCATATTTTGGAAAAACGGGCTGTGCGAACTGCATGACCTGAACCTTAAACCGACGGAAGGACGCCTGTCGTATCATATCCTCACGGAAGAGAATATCTGTTTTAGCAAATCACTGAGCTGGAACGTGGCAAAAGAGTGGGTCAACGTGGAAAACATACCGCTCATTACCCGAATCCTGCAACGCATGGCAAAATGAAAACCGTATGAAACACAAAGGAAAAAGCAACAGTTCATTCCGGCATCCGAAACAGGTGCTGCTGTTCGGCCATACGCGCATACTGGTCGCCGTCTTCAAGTCGATGCAGTCGTGTGCCGAAATCACCGGAACCTCCGTCAAGACGGTCAGCCGGGCCTGCAAAGGCGAATACGCACAGGCGGCGGGATTCTATTTCCGCAGGCTGCATCCGGACGTGGAGATTGAAATGGCAGACCTCGACACGCTCCCTCTGGAAGAGTATGATCGGCTCTGCGGCGAGGTGCGCCGCTACCTGCCCAAAGAGACGGTAAAGGCTTTCAGGGAGAAGTTCGAGCAAACCTACGGCCATAGAAAAAGCCCCGATGGGGGCTGACCGACAACTATTTCTAACTCTATAAAACAGAAAAGTAAGATGCAGTAATATTATATATACTATACTACTATCTTACTTTTCTTTTTTATCTACTAAAAGAAAAACATAGCGAACCCCTTTAGGGGTGAGCATTAAAGGGTATAAATAAACACTGGAGCGTAGCGGAAGTGCTTTATTTATACCCACCACCTTGCTTCTTCTTTAGAAGAAGATAGAGAATACCGATACAGAAATTCCAAAGCGGGATTTACTTATCCAGCTACAAGGAGTGATGGATAGCGGATGATTGTAAACGGTTATCCCTTTAACGGATAGCGGGACAGTTGTTCCTTCCGTTTCTCCTGTAACTGTAAGGCAAGTTCTTTTATGCTCTCTTCATCGGTGGAATAATTACCGGCCCTGGCTCGCTTTATATCTCTTCGTCGCCCTTTATCCGTCGTCTTGCAGACCTTCCAGAACTCTTTCAGGTAGTAATACACGGTCTCTTCAGAACGGGAAACAGCACCGATACCCAGTTCGTTCAAAAGATACCTCCGGAGTTCCTCCATCGGTTCCCGATACCGGGAATAGTTCCCGTTATTGAAATACTTCGCACCTTTGGCCTTGCCTTGCTCGATAGTCCTGCACACCTCCCAGAACTCATCCAGGTAGTAGTAGCCTTTTCCCGCCGTAGCCAGATAATTGACCGGCTCGATCCGCTTGTAAAACCCGTTCCAAAGGACACCGGCCTTTTCCAGCTCTTTCGCCAGTTCCTCACGCTGTCCTACATTGATAGGCTCCAATTGGTAATCTTCTGCCGGTCCGACAACCTCCCGCAGCGAATATCGTACAGGTCCATCTTCCGGTTTCATGCAGTACATGACAATCCGCCCCTCGGCATCGATTTCCCGAAACACGCCGTAACCGATTTTCCGACCCAATACGCTGATCTGGTATTGGACATTCTCTTTAGGTACTTCACGCGGCTTGATTCGGTTACGCCACCGGTTCCAAACCAGCCCTTCCCGGTAAAGAGCCCGTTGCAGGCGGAGAACCGTCTCCTTGTCGGCGATTTCCAACGAGGTATAGTCGAAACATCCGGAAGCGGCGTTCAGTTCATCGCCTCGGATCGAGACGTACAGGCACACGGATTGGTTTACACCCACCGTTTCGACAATCCCTGAAATCCCTTGCCCTACAAGGTTCACGACATCACCGCGCCGGGGCGTATCCGTCTCGAACCATTGCCGGAACTCTTCGTATGTTACGGGCAACCGTTTGTCGGGTGTCGCGTCGATAGAGACGACAAAGCGTCGCTGGGCACAAAACTGCGCTATGGCCAGTTCATGCGTCTCATTCTTCGGTCTGTAACATCGGAAGAAATCATGGATTGCCGACTTGCTTTTACTCATCCGGTATTTGCATCTATAAATTATATACAAGTTTACTTTAGGCAAAGATAAAGATTGTCCGGGAAATGCGGGCTTAAATTATCAATTTTCTTTTTAGGGAAACCTAATAAAAGTTTCGACAAAAAATTCGATAATTCATTAGCGCACAAATTCCTATGCAAGACTGTATATGCGACCGTCTGCTTTAATGCCCCATTTTGGAATGTTTTAGTAAACAGGATTCTCTGCATAACCATATCTGCCATAACATGAAATGACGATTGTCAAGAGAATCCGACAATGCAAAACTGGCGGGTAAATGGATTCTTGCAAAGTCTGTCTATGACCTGACGACTTCTCTCGCTGCAAATCCTGTTCTGTTTTGAACAAATAATCCCCCGAAACCGTGCCAAACTTTGAACAAAAAAGTCAGAGCCAAAAACGGGACTTGAAAATCAGGCCGTAGGGCGCGTATCGAATCCGCACCAGGGGTAGTACCCACCCCGTTCTTTTCAAAAATTATTAGTGTACTGTTATTCAATACTTTAATACCTTCACTTTGTAGAAAAGTGAAACTAAAATCCTATAAATAGACCTTTGTTTCTTTCGGATTGAAAGCAAAATTTTTTTTCGTTCTTGTTTTTAGTCTGTTTTTTAACTCGCAAATAATTGATTATCAATATATATAGTTTTTCTTTCAGTCTGTTTTTAAGCGTTGAACCCTATATTTTTTTGAAAAAAAATTTTCTTTTCTGTAATGGATTGATTTTCAATCGAATAAAAACAACCCTCGCGCGCGGGCGTCCACTCTCATTTTAGAGCCGTTTTTCTCAATCGGACGAAAAAAAATTTTGCGGATTGAAAAATTTGTTTTAGAGTTGAATTGAACCCGAAAGGGAAACAGCCCCGACAAACAGACGGGGAAAACAGAAACAAAAAATATACAGACTTTCAAAAGCGACACAACCGCAACAAGTCTGTAAATAGTAAAAACAAAAAAAGTCAGTAAGTAAGAAACAGACAGCAAAAACCGCAACAGCGAGAAAACAAAAGCCTTTTTTGTGGGAAACCTATTTTTGAGGCTTGGAAAATCAAAAATTCGTCCGTGCGTTTTGGAACGCTTAAATAGGGTGTCAAACAACCACACCGAGCGGAACGGCAAACCAATGCCGCAAGTCGGAACGGTCGAAATACGTGTATTTTGTCCGCATACGCAAAGCCCGTGATTTTGGGAGGGCGAGAGTCGTATGGAAAAGGGAGGCGATAAAATAATGCCATAAGTCTGCCCTTGCGCAGCCGGAGATAAAAATCGCTATGCGGTAAAAACAATCCGCACGGAGCTTGAGAAAAGAGCATTGCCAATGTCATGCCCATAATCACCAGCCGCCAACCGCCCGAATGTTAGCTGCCCCGTTGGAAAAGACGGGGGACGTGCCAAAGAAGCACCCGTCGAAATTGGAGTATGTCGGGCTTGCCATGACAGCGGAAAATCGTCTTTGCGTGTGAACAATGCAAATATAGGGCTTTTTTCTGAAATAGCGAGTATAGGGCGCGTTTTAGTGAGGTGCAAATTGAGATGAAATCTGCACGCTATCGGGTGAAAGGTAGCGTGCGATTTTCGGGCACGCACAGGTCGTGCCGTTTTGCCATCCGCAGGACGTGCGGTTCGATTCCGCAGTGCCCTCAATATGCACTATCGCATAGAAACCAACTAAATTTTATCATTATGGCAATCAGTAAGTTAAATGCAGAACAGTTTGCAAACATGGCAGTTAATGCCGCAGGTGTGGTTTTCGAGTATGCCGGCAAAGACGGCAAAAACACGGCTATGCACTTTTTCGGTGCCGATTACGAAGCGACCGTGAAAACGCAGGACGAAATGTTCCGTGTACTGCGCAATGTGGTAACGACATTCTGGGAAGTGAAGACCAAAGAATCACTGCTCCGTGAATCGAATGACGGTATCCGCTCGAAACTCCGTGCAGGAACTCCGCACCGGTTCATCATTCGCACCTCCGCAGGCATTACGGTCAAAATCTTTGACCTCGATGCAAGCGTATGGGCACGAATCGGGTTAATGCCGACCAAAAAGGACTTGGAACGCTCCGCCCGCGACCGCAAGAAGTACATCCACAATGCCACCAAAGCACTCATGGAGGCACTGAATTTCCGTGTGGAACTGCCCAAAGACATCGCCCAGCCCGAGGAGGTGCAGACCGAACAGCCTGCCGAACAAGTTGTCGCCGAAAGTGCGACGCCCGTAGCCGTTGCCGAAACGGTGGCGGAACAGCCTGCCCGCAGGCGTGGCAGAAAGCCGAAAAGCGGAGCGGAAACCGTAGCGATTGCAGCGTAACGGCATAACGAACCCTATACAATCGAAGCAAGACAGCGTGCAGAAAATGTGCGCTGTCCTTTTTGTTTCATGTTATGTATAAACTCATTGCTTTCAATGAAGTGGCGGAGAATTTTTCTGCCCACTTTGCGCTCGGCATCTCTCCGTACTTCAACCGCTGCAAAAGCCACGAAACGGGGATGCTGCACTTCATCACGCACAAATTTGTGCGGTACTTATGCCAGAATTGCGGGTATGAACGCACCGAATCGTTAGAGAATTTCGTGTGCCGGAGATACAGCCCGCAGGCTTGGAAATTCCTCAAAAAACTAATGTAACAAACCTAAGTGTATGATTGAAATATTCAGCGAAGACCGCACTCGTAATTACGGGCGTTATGCCCATTTCAAGGCGGCCAAAGACACGCTCGACAGGCTGCGGGCAAAAGGCGAAATTGCCGGCGAACCGCCTGCCGTACTGGTCATGTGCTACAAAGGCACGGAGTTGCAACGCATCTATACGGCAACGTTCAACGGCCGTTGGCGTGTGCCTAAAGAAGCGAAAACACCCGATGCCGGAGAAAAATTGCGGGCAAAAGGAGTACCGCAAAAACAATCTAAAAAGCCTCGGCGCATCTGTGCGAAAGAAGCGCAAAGGCGTGCTGACAAGTGTTTCCATGCCGGTCAGCCCGATTGGCTCGTAAAGCCGCTGCCGATATTCATGTGAGTTCGGCAATCCAATCATGCACTAAAATCGAATAACAATGATAGAATTATATAATAATGCCGGAACCGAGAGTTACGGCAGTTTCGACAAATTGAAAAGTGCCGGAGGTGTGCTTGCCACTCTGGCTTCAAGAGGCGTGAAAAGCGTTACGGTAAGCAGTTTTCACGGGCAAAGGCTCGTGCGGGTATATCGCGTGCTCACGGGCGAGGGCTGCCGTATCATCAAAATGCCGATACTGCCGCCGACGCCGACAACGGCGGCATAGCATAGTGTGAAATATCGGTGCAGGCACGGGCGGAAAACTCGTGCTTTTTTTATGCCCGATTGTAGTCGAACCGTAATAATCAAAGCCATGAAAAAGATAATCGCCTTTGCCCGCAAACGGCAGGATGCCATTCTGAACACGGTATTTGTCGCAGGCTTGCTCTTGCTTGTCTGGGTCGGAATCCGTGTGCTGACGGCTCCGTGTGCTCCTTGTTTCGGATTCTGAAACTATGAACAGCCCCCGAAAGGCAGTGTAGCCTGAACGTGTGCCGAAAATATGCCCGAATAGTAACAGGGAGAGAGTGTTCCATTTAACATTGCACTTGCCGCATCAATCGGTGAGTGCAGTTTTTTTACCCATCTCTAAAGCCTAAATATATGTTATTCTATAAATTCCGCAATTTCGAGGAGTTCAACGAACTTTTCGGAATACAGCATCACGGCAATGGGGAGAAAAGCCGTAAAAATAAAATTCTGCTCTCCTATATCAAAGACCGCAAATTGCTCCATGACGCCACCACGTCCGGCGACTTCCATCTGCTCCATATTTCGAGCATGGCAGAGTTGAAGCAAACCATGATTGCCGAGATCCTACGCTCCGGCATCCGTGACGATAATCTGCCGTACAAGGTCGAGATTCTGAAAAACATCTATCGGAGTGCCAATTATTACACGGATGACTACAAAGGTGTCTGCGAGGACGGAGACTATCGTGCCATCCGCTATGTCAATGCCGAAAACGGGCGTGTGTTCAAGATGAAAATCGGCAAGCTCTACCGCAAGCTCATTCTCGAAACGGCATTTGGCAGGACATTGCCGGAGCAAGTAATAACGTATCTGTGCGAGGAAATCGCTCAGGAGTGGCAGACATTTACAATGGGATGCCTGCCGCAAAACCGCCTGCACGTTAATGCTGACTTCCAAAGGATATATGATTCGGATGAATGTGTCGGTGACTTTCATAGTTGTATGGTCGATAAGGGATTCCATACGTTCTATGAAAATGCAGTGAATGCCAGTGCTGCCTATCTTGAAAACGAGGACGGGAAAATCATTGCCCGCTGCATCATTTATAACGAAGTCCGTGACCAGCATGATAAAGTCTGGCGTCTGGCCGAACGTCAATATTCTACGGAGTGCAACGATATTCTCAAACGGGCATTGGTCGATGCCCTTATTCGGGATGGCCACATCGACGGGTACAAAAAAATCGGTGCAGGCTGTGGCGATTCACAGGCTTTTGTGGACAATGAAGGCAATTCGCTCAGTCATCTTAAACTCTCCATTGCCTGCGATTTGGACTATGGAGATACGCTCTCGTACCAGGATAGCTTCAAAAACTATGATGAATACGAAAGAATTGCCACCAACTTCGGTGAGGGCGACATTGAACTGGATACCACGAATGGGGAAATCGAGGACGAAGATGAAAGGGAATATGACAATTACCATGACCGTTGTTGCAACGAGGTAAGAACCGTCTATTGGCATGGACGTGAATATACTTGCGATGTGGAAGATTTGGAAGACTTCCGATTTGTGGAAAGCGACGGCGAATATCATCACGAGGATGATGTGTACTGTTGTGAATATTGTGGAGATTACGAGCTGGCGGACAACTGCTATTATTCGGAGCTTACCGAAGAATCCTACTGCTGTGAGGACTGCATGAGTAATGCAGAGCAGAAATACAAAGAGAGCAATTGGTACTATTCCGATTACGATGGGGAGTATTACGAGGATGACGACGATGTTGTCAAATATATGTGCTGGCAGTCTGTCCTAAATCGCTATGAGCAGCGCACAATCAGCACAGAATCACTCGAAGAACTGGTGGGTGACGGCGATTGTCATGTTTTTGAAGGTACGGCCTACGATGAAATCGATGAAAATACAGGGTTGCCTTACGGTATGCGCCTCGTTGCGGCGACAATGCCCGAAGCAGCTTAATCAATTATCTATAATTCAACAAGAAAATGAAATTACTGAAACGACTTTACGAAATACATTCCCCAAGCAGGAACGAGAACCGGATACGGACATTTATCAAACAGCACGTATCTAAAAACATTCCCGATGCAGTCATTGAACAAGACGCTATCGGGAATTTATATATTACCCGTGGTATCGTAGAAAACTATCCCTGCATCGTGGCCCATCTCGACCAAGTACAAAAGATACACAGCAGGGATTTCCGTGCGATTGAAACACGCGACATCATTTTCGGATACTCGCCCTCGAAACGTCAGTGGGAAGGATTAGGTGCCGACGACAAGAATGGGATTTGGATTGCCCTACAATGCCTTGCGAGATATGACGTCATAAAAATCGCATTTTTCGTGGGCGAAGAGATCGGATGCGTAGGAAGCAATGCGGCAAACATGACATTCTTCGAGAATTGCCGTTTTGTGATACAGCCCGACCGTCGTGGATATAACGATATTATCACGCAAATATCGTGGGAACGGATTTGTAGTGAGGAGTTTTTGCATGACGTAGAGCCAGAGCGGTTTAGTTACCGTCCACAAGCAGGGATGATGACGGATGTGGAAGCCCTGCGGGGAAATGGTCTTTCGGTCAGTTGCATCAACCTCAGTTGCGGATACTATGAACCTCATACGGACAATGAGTTTACAGTCAAAGAAGATTTGATGAATTGCCTGTATTTCGTGCGGCACATCATCGAAACCTGCACGAAGGTATATGCCTATGAATCGACTGAGGGTTATCATGGGCACAGTCCTTATTGGGATACCGATGATTACAATGGGACGGAAGATATGATGTTCGACATCATGATGGCCAACCCCGATTATACACCGGAAGACGCTTGGGAAGTCTATTGTATGAACTTCCCGGAACTGACAGAAACCGAATTCTTGGAAATGTACGAGGAGCGCATGTTGGCTTACGGTATTGAAATGCCCGAAGAATCAGCATTATCCGAACGAAAGAGTTCCGACAAATCCTCCGTGAAAAAGAAAAGCAAACGGGGAAAACGCAAGATCGGATTCTTTACGAAATCTGAAAAAAGAATATGCGACTAAAAACCGGGCATCAGAAACGGGGCTAATCTTATATGGATACCGCTTTATGCCGAGATTATTCACGGAATAAAATAAAACATCATGAAAGAGATAAAAATACGATTCCACCATGACGACAAGGGCTACTGTCGGGAATATTGGGAAGTCTTTTCCGACGACAGTAATAAACCGATTCGCTTCTTGATACGGGATACGTCCGGTCCGGGCGGAACATGGTATATTGCCAGTGAGGAGTTTTATGAACCGGGGAGCAGCCTTGATGAAGATATTACACTCATTGTGTGCAACCATGCGTGGGAAGAACACAAACGTATCGCCAATGACCGCAATCGGTTCCCCGTCGAATTTCCGACAGTGGAAACCGCTTGTCGTGAAGCATGGCACAAGTTTTCCGGTAAACCGGCTCGCTGCCTCGATACTCCTGACTTTTGGAGTTGGATTGGCCAATATGCCCCTAAGGACTTGTCGGTATGGGAACGGCATAACTGGCAGAATAATTCCCGTGAAATTGTGAAGCGGGAAACCCTTGCAAGTTTCGATTTCTGCGGGGACACGCTATCCATAATTCGTGTTACGGAACACCACACCGAATGCAACCTTACGTGGTATAAATACTTCGCAGGCAGCACGACCGAGGATAAGTACGACAATATCGCTCTGTTCTATGGCTATGAGGTAGAAATAGCCCATAAAATCCACGAAGTACAAGGCACTATAATCAGCCGCGCCCTGCTCGAAGAGTATGGGTATAACGGTAATCTGCCTACCGATGAGCAAATTCAGGCAATAGCCGACGAATTGCTTGAATACTGGGCCGTAAGCGGAGGCTTTAAGGATGCGCTTGGTAGCACTATGTCGAATATGTTCGGGATCGAAGCCAACGAATAAGCCTATGGAGTTTCAGAAACTTACTACTCACCAGCGCGGAGTAATCCTGCGCGGAATATGCGGAGGTGCTGCGCTGAAAGGCAAATCACCGCTTATCTCAGAAAACAACACTGTCATAACCTGTGTCCATGCACTAAATGTTTGGGACATCTGCTGCATCAGTTCCGATGCCGAGGCTTTCGGTCTAAAAGCGAAATTCGGTTATGACGGTCAAACCATAATAACTTTTACACATAATAAATAAATGGCAGATAAGATATTGCAAATGTTTTTCGACATCGAACGATGGACGAAAGCAATCGAGAAAGGTGTGGGCAAAGACATCCGGAAAGACCAGCTCATCCGGCTGACCGACGAACACACCCGGCTGGCAATGGCAGAAGCCATGATGCTGGGAAAGTATGAAATCTCTCCGCCCCATACGGCTCAAATACCCAAAGACAACGGTGAGTTCCGCACGGTGTATGTAAACGAGCCGATGGACCGTGTGATACTCAGTATCGCCAACGACCTCTTGTTCGATCTGATACCTGAAATGCTCCACGAAACCTGCAAATCCTACCAGACAGGAATAGGCTGCGGCCGAGTGGTTACCGAAGTCAGTCATCAGATCGTAAACGCCGCAAAGAACGGAGTTCTGGGCTGGAAATCCGACCTCTCCAAATATTTCGACAGCGTACCGATTCAATTCGTCGATGAGGCATTCGATAAGGTTGAGGCCAAACACGGTCATTCCGTTTTAATCGACGTGCTGCGGAAATACTATCATTCGGATCTGTATTTCGATGAGGAAAACAGGCTCCGAAGTCAATACCAGTCCCTCAAACAAGGCTGCGCCGTAGCGAGCTGGCTGGCCGATGTGCTCCTATATGGCCTCGATGAAGAATTGTCGGAACTGAACGGCTACTATGTCCGCTATTCGGATGACATGCTCTTTGTCGGTGCCGACTATGAAAAAGCAATGGAACTGCTCCAACAGCGACTTGCCGAGAAGTCCATGAAGCTCAATCCGAAAAAGGTGGAGTACCTGACCGCAGACAACTGGTTCAAATTTCTCGGATTCAGCATCAAAGGCAAGATGATTTCGCTCTCGTCCAGCCGTATCAAAACCTTCCAAAAAGAGATTGAACAGCGAACGATTCGTTGTCGGGATACGACGCTGATGAAAGCCGTCCATGCCGTGAACCGCTATTTGTACAAGGGCAACGGCGAGTTCAGTTGGGCGACACAGATTCTTCCCGTATGTAACGTGCGCAAAGACCTTGACGAACTGAATATGTTTGTCATGGATTGTCTGCGGGCAGTTGCAACCGGCAAACGCAAGATCGGAGGTCTGGGATATGTCAGAAACAAGTCTGACGGATGTATCGTCCGAGGGCGGGGACGTAATGTGAAAGCGAACCGTTCCAAAACCGGAGGCAATATCCCCGGCTATCTGACGATTGGTTGCATGAGGAATGCACTGTTGACAAGTCGGGCTGTGTACAACACGCTGGTAGCATCATTATAGGATACACCGAGCACACGGTAAATGGATGAAGAGGCAAAATTCAATGTTACAGGATGGCAGACCAGAACGCATAGATCTTCGCCGGTCTAACAACCGGCGAGGATCGGTGAGTTCTGGTTCCTCCTGTAATATATCGAAGTCATAAAGAAATGTGTCGCCTGCCTGACATCCGATGGGCTGAAACACATCAGCAGAAGTTCGAGGAATGAGTTTGAGATTCCCGCGTGTGTAACCCTGCTCTATCGAGAGTCTTGAAGGTGATCGGACCATCACCTTCAGACTCCTCAAGAGCTGGGCTCTCGCGGGCGACATCAAGCAAGTAAAGATATGTGTCGTCATTATGAGAACTTCTTCTTTAGCACGAAAGCACAGTGATTCAAGGAATATGATTCAATATGCCGAGTTTCGATACAGCCCGTCCGGTGCCGTCGTATCCCTAACGTCATACGACGGCGACCATCCGGCTTCCGAAACTGGCGTACATCAAAGCAATAAAGCAATGTGCCGATATTCTGAGAATCATGAGAAGCTGAGTACACAGCTACAAAAGTCAAGGTCGGAATTTCAGTTATGCAGCTCTTGAACTTGCGGCCACATACCTCCTCATCTCCGAGCAGAGATGAGGACATATCAGGCCAGCAGAACAGAGCAGCGCACATCAGGAAAATAAAGGAATGTACCGTCCGAATGAGATTTTTTTCAGCACGGAAAACTGCGGTTCAGGGGACAAGAATCAGCGTGCCGCAAACAATGAAGTCCCGGCAATGACGTCGTTATTCACTATCAGGAACACGACGTCGCTGCCCGGACTTCAAATCGCGGCGCACATCGACCTATTAGAGCAACGTGCCGCAATCCTAAGAACCGCAAAACTTAGCACAAAGTGAAAAGGTCAAGGTCAGGAGTTTAATGGTGCAGCTAATAACATCAAGGACCGTAGTCCAAGGCATCTGATTAGATGCCTGTGGACAAGGTCCGTAGCTGAATAGCTGCTCATATCGACTTGATAAAGCAATGTGCCGGCCTGATTGAGACTTACGGGCAACGCAGCTCGATTTTGCACGAGGAATCGAATTTAGCATACAGTATTCTACCTGGATCCTGACCAGGCGATTACCTGGTTCTGGATCCAGGACCTACTGTATTCATCAGAGCTATAAAGCCATGCGTCAGCGATTCGAGTGCATAAAAGGACAAACAATTTAACCAGATAAAAAATGAACGTAAAAGACATTGAAATCGGAAACTGGTATCATATCTCGGGAGATATAGATAACGGGACCAAGGACGGGAAGCCTTACACCTCCCATGACGAAGTTACACGGAGAATCAAGCGGGTAACGGACACCCACATCATTTGTGAGTGCAACAGGAAATTCCTGATTAACGACAATCTGAAGTTGAGCATTCCCGCCTTCAGGAGAACGGACATGGCCAATTCGTAGGAGCTATGGACAACATCTATCAAGAAACAGTCCGTGCCGTAGAAAACGGGGCGCGTTTCAAGGTTGACTTCCAAACGCGAAGCCTCAAAGTAAACGGCAAGTACGTCATTCGGGACGGCTCGTATGAAGGTGTTCTCGGAGTGCCGCATTGCAGTGAAGAGGAGTTCTTCTCGAAAGTGGAAGAACTGTACCGTCGTTACAAGCACTCAATTCCGTCGGAACGCAGCGAGAGTACATTGCGCCGCTATTTCATGGCATTGCCGGAAAGAGAATTGAGTGACGACGACATGCTCTATGGCGAGCGGCGCGACAAATCACAAATCGAGCTGGAACTATTCATCCTCTGCCAACTGCTCGGCGGCTTCAAATGGAATCCCGAGAAGTTCGGCCGGTGGTTCTGGCAGAGCCAAGAAGACAAGGACCTGGTAATACTCAGACAATGGGTAGAGCCGAATAATAATCAATCAACTATTTAATCATGAGGAAAAAACAAGAGACGAATGTTACGTGCCCGACATGCGGGACGGAACTTGCAATCGCAGGCAAAAAAGTTACCATCGTAGAAACTGCTACGGCATCAAACAAACAGGCACAGCTGCCCAAGACGGCGCACGAACGCATCGAGGCACTCCGCAGTGTCGGCGTGGACGTGAGCTGCCTGTTCGCCATGCAGAGAGCCAACGGAGGCGATTATGTCGCTTCGAACAAGAACGGCAAGCTGTCGATTCTGGACGACAACGACCCTATTTTCGATTACATCCTCGAAAAGGGAACCGTACCTAACCGCCGTCTGTTCCGCCGCTTCGTCATGGCGCAGATGTTCCACATGCTCTCCTACAAGGACTACGGCGCTTGGAGTCCGGTCGGCGTGACCGAGATGATCCACCGTTTTGGTTTTGAGTACCAGTGGAAAATGCTGCTCGACGAATTGCGTGCACAGATGAAGATGGAGCGCAACGACCCCGAGAACTTCGCGGACAGGAACCGCTGGTTCAACGTCAAGGTCGCTACGGCTATGGCAGAAGATTACATCGAACAACTGAAAGCGCATGTCAATGGCCTGCCGGTCAAGAAATGCAAGGGCATTCCTTACAAGCGTCTCGGCAGCCACAACATCTTCGTGCAGGATCTGCACTCCAAACTCTACAGCCCGCTGCGTCTTGCAGCCTACCATATCGGAGCGGCTAAAAATGCCACCCAGCTCTACAATGCCGTGAAGAAGTTCAACGACAAGCGGTTCAAGATGAAGCACGCCACGCCCCAAAGCAAGGCGTGGATAGATGCCTACAAGGGTGCCGGCGCATTCTACACGATGCAAAACCTCATCCGCTTTCACAACTGTACGGCCATCGACGACAGAGGGCGGCGGTTGGACAAATACCAGTCGCTCGCATTCCTCTCGGCCAAGGCCGAAGAGTATAAGAACGGCAATGGCTGGCGCCTGCTTGCCGCACTGAAAAAGATGCTCGACGACAACGGCATCGACATCAAAAAGAAGATGGCCCAGTGGCGTAGGAAGTAAGCCCTCATCGCCTGGCAGGCTTGATGTGATGGACCGAAAACTTTCAGTTCGTCTTCCTTGACAGGATCCTGAGGCGCTGGCTACACGCCGTGCCTCAGGATCCTTCCGGAAGACCATACATCGAACGGATAAAGCCATGCCCCACATCGGTAATCGCATCATTATGTATCCTCTAAAAATGTAACGACAATGAATAAGAAACAACTCAGACGCAGGGCGTACCTGCTGTACAAACTGCGAAAGAAAGGCATCCGGTGCCTGACGCGCCAGTTCACAATCTTCTACCCATACGGAAAGGCCCCGGAAGCAATGGCGGAAATTGTTCACCTCCGAAAAGAATTCCACTTCTCGGTACAATTTGAAATCGCATGAAGCGGCTTCTTAACCCGGACATTCAATGCACCGATCCCGACCAACTGCAATTCTGCTTGAAAATATCGGATACGGTATTCTGGTATTGCGAGCCTAACACCAGCCACCGTGATTTGCTGCCGTGTGCTGAAACGGAATCCAATCGGATTTATCAGCGGTATCTCGGACACCCGACAGAGTTTCTGCACGATGCGCACAATGTGCCCGAGGTCCGAAAATTCGCAACGGACAACATGCTTTGGCGGGAAGGTGAAATCGACGTGACAGATTTCAGCTGGTCGGAGCAAGAAGAATTACTGAAAGATTACGGTTACAAATGGGATGATTTCTCCGCAGACATCGACCGTAACCAGATTATTTGTGAGAACCATTTCGAGCAATACCTGCTCGACTATCGAAACGACATTTGAATGAACAATCAAAATCATCATACAAAAACTAAAATAATTCAGAACCATGCACGAAGCAGAGCAATATTTACGCAATCCGGAAACCCCGGATTCTTTGTATGTTCAGTATAAAGGACGCAGAAGACGTTTGTTCTACAACCGCGACAACAGTATTTTCGGTATCATCGGTATCGGAAAACGAAGGCGTGGTTTCGGATTCAGCGATTGGGACGGAATCGAAAAGATTTTCAAACCGGCTCCACCTAAAGAGCCGGCAGAAATCAACCGCCGCCTGATTCGCAAATTTCAACGGGAAGCTGCCAAGGCGGGATTTACAAGTCCCTTTATCCGAAACATCCAGAATGCCGATTACAACAAAAGCCTTTATAAAAACGGAATTACCACCGGAACACGTATCGACGGGCAAATCATCACGCTTGAAGCCGTGCGAAAATGGTGCGGTGAGGGAACTTACCGGTGTTTCTGCGAAGCCGTCAAAAATCGCACGTCATATCATTCGGGACGGTTCAACTTTCGCGGCTATGACGGATCACTTTGGGTGGAAATTTACGACAAAGACGATGGATACCACAAGAACGGAGACCTGAATGCCGGCTTCTCAAAAGAGTTCAGGAATTGCGGAAACGGTTATTACTATCTATTAGTAAACGAGCAAACCTTCATTGGATGTGATATAGATTGACAATTATAAATAGTAGCATTATGGACACCAATCATACAAAAAACTGTGCCGACGGATTCGTATGGCTTCTTATTACTCCTGAACAAGCCCGTAAACTTTGGGAAATTGATGTCTTCACACTATATCGTCTTTATGACGATGACTCAGAAGCAGAAATCGAATCCGATAAAGATTTGGAAGAAACTATAGAACGTGGATACCAAATCGGAATCGAGGTCGGATTCATCTCCCAATTGTCCGACGCAATAAAATGATGACTATGGAGCAGAAACCAATCCGAAAACTCAGAAAAGGAGACCTTTTTCGTCTCTCAGACCATGAGAATGCTCCGGTATGGGTGCGTGGAGAATATATACCTGAAGCGAGAAAATACAGCACCTACCGATATGATGACACCAATCATGAGAAATTATTCTCCGGCGACAAAAAGGTATATGCTGATTTTATATTCTGATACAAAGGGAATTAACTAATAATATACGCAATATGAGCACACGTTTACACACAGGGAAAGTCTATCAGATAGAGTACACCCCTTGCGGTCAAGGGATGTTCGGAAGTGACGGACAAAAAGCCCTATACAACATCCTGTCGATGTTCGATATCAACAACACGGCATCGGATGAATTTGCGGAAGACTACGAAGTTTCCCGCGAAGAATTGAAACGTCTTCGGACAATTATCACGGAAGAGGGAGCTGAATATCAGAATTGCGAAGAAGATTTCAAGGAGGCTTTGGACAATGCACAAATGACCAAAGCGAATTTTATCGATGTCCTCGACCACTTGATTGACAAGAGCGATCAACGCAACCCGTTCGTCCTTATTTCATGGATGCACGCATAAAATTAGGAGGGGAAACATGAAACGAACAAACGAAAACATCGTCTCCAGCTTCTTCTACTATATGTGGAACCGCTGGAGCAAAACGGAATGCGAAACCGTATTCGGAAGCATGTCCGGCCATTTCTGGGCAAAATGGTGTGGTCTGAGCAGCGCCACGTTATCGGGTGCCGCCGAACGCTTCTATGCCGAACTGGGCAACAACGCCCGCGACAAAATCGTGGAACGGGCGTGCGAACTCTATGATGGACAAAGGTTCGTTACCGAAAGGGAGGAGGAAGATGAAAGCCAAATCAACGTATGCGAATGCTGCGGCGGTCGTGACATTCAGATACGGGCATGGGTCGATGGTAACACGAATGAACACATTTCGGACATTGATGATTCCGATGACGATTTTTGGTGTGACTCGTGTGAAGAGGCTCACTATTTCGTCTCATTGAAAGAGTACAAAGAACGAATGTACGAATGGTGGGAAGACATTGATTTGGAAGATAAGAAACAGCTATCTGGCCATGCGGAGGTCCCCGATGTTTGGTGGCAATCTCTCTCTTTCGACCAGCAGCGGGAGCTGTACAAAAAGAACTATTGGAACGAAGAGTAAGAAGAACCAAAATGATGAAAGAATTGCATACTCTCGACCACTCTGTCGCCATTACCGATGACAAAGAGGAAATCGTTGAGGTTTGGACGACACCCCAAACCAACCCGAAGACTTTCCGAAAAAGGGTAAAAAGCCTGATGATTTCCGGTTTGTCGCAATCGGAGGCCGAACACATCGCCGCCACCGAACCGATGAAACTGGAACTTTTCTATGATGTGGAGCTCGGCAGCTTTGCCATTGACGCGGAAGCTGTCGGCAACACCCCGTTATATCATCCCTATACGGGCAACGAAATACCCGATAAAACGACATAGTAAACACAATTTATTCACCCGAGGCGGAGAGCGAAAGTTCTTCGCCTTTTTAATTTTTCAAACATGAAATACAAGAAAGCAACTCTCCAAAAACGGCTGGAGCGTCTTGAAGAAAGCCGCAGCAAAGAGAACGCCCGACTCACACGGGTCGCCAACAACATCGGTTGGGGTGCCGGAATGCGCCGCACCAAATGTACCCCTTCGTTCGCAAAGCTGGACAGCTTCGACGAGAAAATCCGCAATGTAAAACGCCTTCTGGCAGAATGTGAAGATTAAGATTATGGCAAAAGGATACAACGCCCCGGCAGAAGTCCGGGAACTGGAGAAACAAATCAACGACTTCACGTATCGGAACGGACTGGACGTGAAGACCGTCTTTCAGGACCTGTTGCGCTACATCGTACACGGGTTCTCGCTCCCCGACACGCCTCCGCTCTCTGATTGGAGGTATAATAAAGAACAGACCAAAGTATTCTACGACATGTTCGCCACATGGATTCAAATCATGTCACAGCAAATCAAACGGCACGGTTGGTACGATGCTTTCGGTGACCTGTTCATGGCTCTGACTTCCCAGAGCGGCCAGCAACAGAAAGGCCAGTTCTTCACGCCTGCGCACATTACCGACCTGATGTCGAAAATAACAATGGGCAAGCAAGAATCGGATGCCAAAATCCTATCGGTGTGCGACCCTACGGCAGGCAGTGGCCGGACGCTGTTGGCGGCCAAGGCCGACCGACCGCAAAGCTATCTGGTCGCATGGGACATCGACTACACCTGCTGCCTGATGTGCGTGTGCAACTTTCTGATAAATGGCTGTGTGGGCGAGGTGGTCTGCATTGACTCACTCCGGATGAATAACTTCCGGGGAGCATGGATAGTCAACGAAGCCCTATGTAGAACGGGACTTCCCACGGTCCGCAAACTCGACCAAAAAGAGTACAACCTATTCAAGCAGGCCGACATTCCGCCTTACGTCTTCTTCATCAATCAGGAAGGCTACGACAACTATTTCCGAATGCGGGAAACGTGGGCGAAAGTCATGTCCCTCTTTCAGGAATCCCCGACACCCCAAACAGGCACCTGATGCCGTATTATCAACGTAAATCCTATTTGCCCATGTCAGTCAAAGGTCAAATCACAACAGCCGAACCGCTGGAATTCAAGGATTTCATCCGACTGCTTTCCAGCCTTCATAAAGACGGCAATTATCTTTGGGAACTTTACTGCTGCATCTCTTTCTGTACGGCCTGCCGTGTGTCCGATGTCCTGTCAATGACATGGAAAGACGTGCTCGATAGAGATGCACTCTACAAAATCGAACAGAAAACCGGCAAAACGCGCCAGATTCCGTTCAACGAAAATGTACAGCGGCGAATCACGTCGCTATATAAACAACTCGGCTCTCCGGATAAACGGTTGCCGGTCATCTGCAACCCCAAAACGAAGAAGCCCTATACTTCACAGTACATCAACGACACCCTGAAATATCTGCGGGTAAAATATCGGCTGCCGATCAAACGATTCTCCAGCCACACTTTCCGCAAGACTTTCGGCCGCTACGTTTACGAATCGATGGGACGTACCACCGAAGCGCTCATACTGCTGTCGATGATTTTGAAACACTCGTCACCGCAAGTGACAATGGTCTATCTGGGAATCCGACAGGAAGAGATTGCCGGAGTTTACGGAACCATTCAACTCAATTATTGATACATCATTCGCCATAATGATAACCGGAGCTGTCCTGACGTGAGTCCCGGCAGCTCCACTTTTTTTTTGAAAAATCAATGGACGGGCAACGCCCGCCTCTCCAACATATCAGCTAATCTTAATAAAACCCGTTTATGGACAACATCAGCAATATCATGGCCGCCATTGTGGCCATTATGAAAAACAACGGTCTGACGGAACTCTCGTTGGGCGATTATGCAGAACAGGAGGATCCGACCTTCATTATTTGGTTCGATAACGACGGAACTCCCTACGACGACCCGGCCATCAAAGTCATCGTGGAGAACTCCGAAATCTCGGTCGAAGTGGAGGCCCGTGACTTCTCCAATAATGTAACCCTTCAGGATTACGAAATAGACCGTCTGGAATGGTGGCAAGGTCTCCATGCCGGTGTGTTGGGGATTCTCGAAACGGATGGCAAACGTCGCTGTCCGGCCTGCGGAAAACCGCTTCGTGCCCGGCAGAAATACTGCTCCGAGACCTGCCGGAAATTCGCAATGCCCCAGCCGACACCACAAAAAGTAGCCGAACTGGCAAACAAACGCATTCAGAAACTCATCACCCGCATTGCACAGGGCAACCGGAAACTCAAACAATCATTAACCGAAGAATATTTTATTAAACTCTGACGATTATGGACTTACACCAGTATTACAAAGAGAACAAAGACGAAATCAATTCGTCCATCATGGAAATTGCCAGCGACCTGGCTGTTGCCCGGTTAGTTGACAAGCACAAGCAACCTTTCGATGCCTTTGTCAAGCCGGAGGATCCTGACAGCGGGACCCGCTACAAGGAAGAGTATCAGGACGAATACAACCGGTTCTACGACGAGGAATACAACCGCCTTGCCCAACTGATGAAATTCGACATCACGTCTCCCGATGGCATCGTTAGGAACGACAACGATTCTCAGGCAACCGAAGTCAAGACGGTTTACGTTACGGTTCGCTACGACATCGAGAACCGAAACGGCAACGAGGTGTCCGAAGAGGATATCGACGACATCCTCGACCAGCTCCACCAAGACACGAAAACCGTGGGCGACATCATCGTGAACACAGAAATCTGCGGCCGCAATGACGAAAGTGGTTTTTAGAGAATGGAAGAACGGTGACATCATCGCACTCTTTCCGGATGATGTGAATCCACATGACGGCACCGTAACATCCTACATGCACATCGGTCAACACGGAGCCGCAGACTATGCCGGTGTAATCTCCGATACGTCCCCCGCACAAGAAAACGAATACAAGGATTTGCTCAATGAACTGAATACCATCGGTTATACCGATCTGTACATCGTTCAACGAGCACGACCCAAATTCACTAACAAAAACATGTAATGGAAAATAAAACTTACGAAATCGAAATAGACGGACGAATCATTCCCGTCACAACAAAAGAAGTGTTGGACTTCTTCCCGAAAGAATATCATCTTACCGAAGACGACATCCGGCAATACGCCGCTATTTACACTGCCCGAATTAAATGTTACAGAGAGTATGACGGCCCGCTCGATGCCACTTACATTCGCAGGCTTTTAGACGAAGAACGCTTGATGAAAAACGGAGAATCGGACGGCTTCCGCCTACAGCTTGATTTCAGATGGTATGTAGAACTCCGCAAAGAAGACGGACCGCGAGTTGCCCCGTTCAAATATGCCATAGAGGCTTACTGCCTGGACAATATCCAATCTTTCTCACGTCGGTACGTCAGCATGGAAAAGGCACTACTGCATTGCCTGAACGGATTCAACGACAACGCAGCCATACCGAATCGCTACAAATCCATCCAAGATTATTTATCCAAACACCCAGAACAATGACAAAAGCAACAATCATCTTCGGTGGTGATGCCATCAGATACTATAACGAAACCGGTCAAATCCCGTCAGCCGAATGGTTGATGGACAACGGCGGTGTAGTTCAGGACATTGAATTTTCCACCAAAGCGGAGTACAACGCCTATGTACAAGGCGTATCGGATGCCCACTTGTGGGGAGATTATCACATCCTCCCGGAAACTGCCGAAACGCCCCAACCAGAAAGTACGCTTTGGATGCGATTGGGCGCAACTGTGCATGGAGACAAAGACGATATCGAGAAAATCATTCAGGGGGATTGCGCTACCTTGAATAAACTCCTCGAAAATAAGAGCTTCGACATTGATGGCGAGACATATATCCCGGCATCTGTCATCGAAGAATACAACAAAGAAAATCAAACCGACTTCGACGAAAAGGATATTGATTTTCCAACTACTTACATATCACAATAAATTATGACACCGCAAGAACAACAACAAAAACTATCGCAAAATATCGTGGATTCTCTCTGCCACATATCCGAACGCCCCGACGGGTGGTTGCCACACATCGTATTCGTGGAAGAAGAAGGAGAAGACGGCTATCCCTGCTATGTCAGGTATAACCTGATCGACTATCACGCAGACGGTACTTGCACGCTCCAGCGCCCGAATACGGATGTTCAGGAAATAGATCGTGAGCTTTGTGAGATCAATGTAGATTGGCTTATAACCGTCTGGAACTGGTACGTTGAGTTAAGCATCGAGCAGAAAACATGGAAAGACCATGCGGTTGAGGTCCTCCTGCAAAATAGCAACGCCGACGAAGGCTTGATTCGGGAATTCGCAGAGGAACACTGGCAGAATCTGCTGCTGGACAAAGACAACAGCAAGGCATTTGAGAATTGGCTGCATCAGGATGAATCAAAAGAGCCACGTTACTATGCTTTCATCTGGAATTGCTGCCATCTGGACCGCAATATTTCCAATGCGCAACTGCTCGAAGCCTGGCGAAACGGTCCTTCTCGCAGCACCACAGACGAAGACGAGGAAGCCGAGTACGAAGTCGAACGCCTGACACTCGATGAATTGGCCGAGCGCATCAACGATGAATGCTTTAACGATACCGAAGACTATGTCCGATTCATACAAATGACCGATTAACACGGAAACATCATGGGAACAGATAGAAAAGAATACCTCCTGCGTCCTCTTATCGAGGGCGTTGTTTATGAGATCACAGACAATCTCATACGTGTCAGTAATTTCAATACACTCTTCATAAACCTTGAAAAAAGGGAGCGGATTCAGCTTGCAGAAGTCGAAAAACTTTTCCGGGAATTACGAAAAATCGCAAAGAATAACCCCAGACTCAAGCTGAAAGGAGTTACGAAATTCCTCCCGACCATACGGGAACTATATCCGGAATACTGCAAAAGTGTCTCTCTTATAGAAAAAAACTTCTCGGAAATTAGCGAACTGTTCAGGCAAATCAAAACCGACGGACTTCACATGGGGTGTCGTGATGATGAATTGCTGAATCTGTCCAATGCAAAAAGATTCGAGATAGAACGTCAACACTACCAAAATAGCCCATATTCTCAATTTGTGAGATGTTATACGAACCTGAAATCCGCTCTGAAAATGCAGGGTTGGAAAGACGAGGGAATCGTTAGCTATACCGTATTGCTGTTACCGTTCTAAATACCGATACCATGTTCATATCGAAATCATTAGCGAGGAAACTCCGTCATTCTGCCTCGGTATTGTTGCACGACGGAACAGACGAAAACGGCATGCCGAAAGTCGCGGTTCGGCAAGTGAAATCCGCTTGGGGCAAATTCGAGCCGACCGGCCGTAAAGGAGGGGTCTGCGTCACCGCATTATCGGATGGCGCCACCCACATCTCCTACGCATACATTTTAGGCTACCATACCGGGAAAGAAGCCTGCATTCAACCTTTGATACTCAAAGACAACCTTTGGCAGTCGAAAATGCCGTACCATGACTGGCCGGGCTTTCTCCGGAACGCGGCAGAACTGCTACTTGCCTCCCGAACAGATGCCGCCACCCGTATCACAGCATCAAAACTCACAACCACGAACTATTGGTTCTGCGACAAATGGTACGGAAACCGTCTCTCTTTCGTCCGCTTGCGGGACGCGAAGAAAGCCGCCCGAAAGCAAATCGGAGTAAGCGTAACCATATTCTCCCGCAAAACCGGAGACATCGTCTGTTTCACCCCTGCATCTGGTTATTGCCCGCCTTGATGTCTTGTAAAAAAATTAAATACATTCCGAATCCCGAGAAATTTCCGGAAAGTTATCATCTACTGTTCCAGGGATATTTCCGTGAATACTATATTCTTTGGCCGTGATAGTGGTCTCTGTATCGTTTTCATGGTCTTCTTTACGGAACAGAATGGGAATAGCCTCAGATTGATAGGATTCCTGCTCATTGCCAACCGCATATCTTATTTCATACGCCTCATCAAAAGGAGTTATCAAAAAGAGCCGAAGAGATGCTGAATACAAGTACAAAGGATGTCGCACCATTTCGCCAGGTAATATAGGTTTGGTTTCACCTTGCCTTATAGCGATATAATCCCCTTTAGGCTTTATGGTTATATCGGAATGATGCTGGTCTGTATGTACAATTATACGGTAAATCTCAATGGGATAAGACAAATTCTTGACCAATATCTTCATACCCCACATTACATCATGTTTTAATGTAATTTGGATTTTGGGGTATATGGTGTTTCCCGCTTGAATACGTGCCATTTCATATTGGCGTGTAAATGTAGTCGCCATCTGGGACAGACTGTCAATCTGTTTCTGTGTTCCTCTCTGGCTTTTAATCACATAAATAAAGGTCCCTGCGGTTGCCAATGCACCGAGGGCTGTAATACAATTGATAATTATTTCAAAATTAGACATAAATAGGCTTTAATACTTAAATGCAAAGATATGAATGATTTACGATGCAGCAAAATTTCATTCAATATCATATCAATAAAACCAATCAATCATGAACAAAGACAGACGAAAACAACTCGAAGATGTGAAAGATTCCCTCGACGAAATCATTGCATCATTGAACGACATCAAGGACGAAGAACAGGACTCCTACGACAACATGCCTGAAAGCCTCCAATCATCGGACAACGGCTCCCGTATGACCGATGCCATCGATGCTATCGACGAAGCAATTTCCTCTGTTGAGGAAGCGCAACAGCACATCGATGAAGCTGCCGCATAAAAATAACAGGGCAACTTGCACCGGTCCCTTCGTCCGGAGCATTATTCTTTATTTACACGAACCATTAAAAAAAGCAACGTTATGACAATAGAAGAACTGTTAAACAGCTACTTTCAACGCGATGCGAAAGTCTCCGAACAGCTCGACACCATCGAACGTGCCGAGGCCGATATGCAACCCGTGCCGAAATTGACTATTTCAGTACCGAACTATGCGGATGAAGTTATCCGGCCTATCCTGAAAATGGTGGCCGAGGCACTTCCCGAATACGAAATCACGGTGCCGTCCTCTAAACAGTGCAAACTGGTCAACGGACTGTTTCAGATACGGACGGACAAAATCTGCCTCGGCGGCCTCTCGTATCCGACCAAAGACGACCACAAACTCTATTTCGCCCCGCTGTTTCATCGCAAAGCCGGCGAAAGACAGGAGGTGAAGACCTTGGAGCAATTAGTGAAATTGCTCCGTGCAGAACTCAACAAACGGGGATTGCTAATTCTTCCAAAACACCTTTAATCCAATAGCGCCATGACAGAACAAGAATTAAAGCAACAGACCGAACGGGAAATACGATGGCGGATAGGCTTCCGGCTCCTTCCGTGGATGCTACTGATACTTATCATCTGTATCGGACTGCTGAAAGACTGTATCCGCTCACGAGACCCGATAGACGACAGCATCAACCGTTCGCAGGAAGTCGTCCGTCATCTCGAAGTATGCGACACCACCCGAAACGGATTCCGTGTAGTGTACGTCACCAATGATGCCGTCACGATTCAACGGCTGAACGAAATCCGACTTCGCCAGCCGTTGAATCAGGCATTCTGCAAGCTAAAGGATAGTGCAGCATCGTACTTCGGCGGGAGCCTGCTCCAAACCGACATCTACGATTTTGCAGCATACGCTCGACGGTTCGATGTGGATGATGACGTGCGGATGCAGAACATCTTCATTTTCGGCTCCGAGAAGCAGAAATTATACGTTGGAGAGAACCCTCGGATAGAAAATTCCGCCACATGGATCAATCCTGCCACCGAACAAGGGGTACAATATATCAATGCAGATGATATTTATTTCCGTGTGGGCAAAGGCGAAAGAGTCTATCGGTATTGGAAATGTCACGGAAACCACTCAACGTCCACTACTGACGAACGTTTCAGCCATTTTTCCGAAGACGAAAGACTATGGTAACAGGCTCCGTTTTTCTCTGTAAATAGCCCGTTTATCGGTCAAAAAATAGTCATAAATTTATTTGCTTACTCCGAAATGAAAATATAAATTTGCGATATGATTTTTAATAATAATGACTGATTTACATTTTGTTAATTGACCGTAAAACCAGATTGGAATAATATGAGAACGGAGTATGATATCAGAGCGAACGCAATTAAAATTTGCGACCTCGGAAAGAACCGGCGAGATCATCGGATTCGTGTCGCGCCATTCGAAGACCAAGCAACTGCGAGGAGTACGTGAGGATTCACCTTACAAGAAGAAAATTTGTGTATTGTCTGAAGACCTGAAAGGCAAAGTCCAGCCGAACATATTGTATTCGGTCGAACTCAAAGCAATGCACTCACGCAACGGTTTTGTCGTAGTAGCGGCTACACCGCTTCTTTTCAAGGCCACGATTGACACACTGGTGATACCGGGTGAAACTTATCGGGTAACCGTCAACTTCGGAAACAAAACCGTTTACTTCGATCCGCTGAGAGGTAATTCATACTCCAGCAAGACAGTATCGGGAGTTGTCTCCCTGTTACAACGCCGCACCGACATCGAAAACTTGGAGGGCGTAATCAACAGCTTCAAATCCGCTGCCGCAAAACTTCTGCGGAGAATGGCCGACGACGGATTCAGTACACCGACCATTCCCGGTTTGTAATGCGCCCGGAACGTGGAATAGCCACCGACGGGGCACATTCTATGAAAAGAGGAGTTACCCGGTACAGAGCCGTTGATTTGGCCACCGGCGAACTCCTCTTTGAACAGAATATCGGAAACCAGACCATCAATATCGGTGAATTTTTAGGCGTTGTCGAAGCCGCAAAATACATCATCGAACATCGTTTCAGTCCGGCAATCATCTACACCGATAGTCTTACCGCCCTGACGTGGTTTAACGAGAAACGAACAGCCTCGCGCAAAAGAAACGCCGCACTCAAAAAAGCGGAAATCTTTCTCAAAGCGATGGCCTCCGAAATCGACAAAATCGAGGTGCTCCACTGGGACAATTCCCTGTGGGGCGAGACGCCCGCTGATTTCGGCGAGAAATAACAATTCAACACCCCGCGACTTATGGCAAGACTCAAAAAAGACCTTCACAAATACGTCGAGATTCGGGAAGAAGACTACCTCCAATTAGTTGAAAACACAATGATAGTTGAGGCCATGAAACTGGCCGGAGTAGAAAAACTTCCCCTATGGAAAGCCGTCCGCCGAATCTTGGACGACAGACGTGTCGAGATACACGTCAAACCCGTCAATCGCCGATACGCCGATTGACCCCAAACAACCGGTTCCCTTCAAAAATGGACAGGTCCGTAAAACATCAAAAGCCCTCGAAAACAACGTTTTTTCGGGGGCTTTTATCGTCCATGTATCTCGTAATGAGTTTGATACTCCTTTCACTTTTGTCGGAAAGTGAAAACCGATACAAAAATCTGACAATTAACGTCTTATATTGAATAACCCTGTATATCTTTGTACTCGGAACAAATTCTAATATTAACCGGCTCATGTACGGCTGTATGTTAGGAATAGCACACCTCCACACAATTAACACCTGATAAACAGGGAGTTGATATTAAAGTTGAATAGTCCGGTCGATTAAACGGAAGTTTCTCGGACTGGACGAGGAACACAAA